ATAAAATACGACAAAACGATAATGGGATTATTTGAGCGATGTATCAAACTAGGATATAAACCTTATTTCCACATGCCCCACAAAACCCCACGAGGCTACGAGATAGAAACGCTCTTGATTATTGGGTGGATTGAAGGCCATCGAATAGATATGATTATTGGCATGGACACAAACAACCCTGATAGATGGGGTTTATGTGTTAACTCAAGAACTTGTGATTTTAGTTTTATATTAAAAGATGAAGATTATTTCACAACCAAACAAGAAGCCCAACTAGCAGCGATAGAAAAAGGATTGGAAATTTTAGAAAGCTAGATAATTAAATTATGATGAACACCATAAGAAACCTATACCACACATCCGAACAAATCAAGATGTCATCAAGGAAAGTAAAGTATTTCATACACCACGCTAAGAGGTGCAAAAAGGATAGTGACACCGTTAAACTTATATTATTGACTACGTTAGAAAGTGCTTATTGCTCTACGCTAGTGGCTCATATGAATGATCTTACTAAAGAGTTACAATTGTCACTGTACGGTAAATAAAACACTAGATAATTATGGAAGTAAAAATGTTCAAGGCCAAAAAAGACACCCATCGATTCAAGAAGAATCAAAATGTATGGATAGCAGAAGAATACGGAAACCATGCATACGTATTCTTCAAATGGAGAGGTAGTGGAAGGTTTGTTTCTGGGGTCATTAGTAAATGGGATCATAAAGGCGACTGGAATAGTGCAATAGGTGACGGCTTTAAGACTGTAGACGTAGAAGAGAGTTTTGCAAATAGAATTGAGATATCAATGGTAAAATAAAACACTATATAATTATGGATAGAGAGTTAATAGCGCAGTACATAAAAGAAGACAATCCAACATTTAGAGTGGTAAAGATAGACGGTATTAGGAATGGTCATCCTACAACGCATATTATAGTATGTACACATAGGGAATACTTCTTAAAAGACACTAATAATACACAAAACGTATATTATGATTCTGGTTTATTAGTTCCATTAGACAAACCAGAGTTAGAGTATTTAAAACTTAAAATGTTTCACTTTCAAAGAAAAAAAATAGAAGAGCTAGATATAATTAACGAGATACTTTACAATATTAATAGTTTGGGTATAAGATAAAACACTAGATAATTAAACATAAAAACAAAAAAGATGAAAGCAGAAATTATAACACTAACACCAGAACTAGCAAAAGAATTGCTAAAAAAGAACATTGGAAATAGAGATTTAAAAGGCATTAAAAATTCTTATGTATCCCAAATGAAAAGCGGAGCATGGAAAGAGAATGGAGAGCCTATAATCATAGATGTAAATGGAGTTGTAAAAGACGGTCAACATAGATTATATGCTGTAATTGAGGCAAACCACACCTATAAAGTGCCTTTGATTTCAGGTGTTGAGCCTGATGTAATGGACACTATTGATACTGGCACTAACAGAAGCTTACACGATGTTCTTAAGCTAAATGGGTTTAAATATCATTCTTTAAAAGCTTCTGTTGTTAAACAGGTTTTAAAATACGAGCAAACCATGCTACACCTAGGCACTAACGGAGTAACTAGATGGTCTATCACAAATTCAAAGGGCTTGAATTTTGCAAGTAAAAACTCAGATTCTTTAAGTTCATTAGTTTCAATTGGGCTGCCTATATTTAAAAAACAACGCATTAAGCTTTTAACCCTTACCGAGGTTGTAACTTACTTATACATTATAGCTAAATCATTTAATGCAACTGAACAACATATTGATTTCATGAAATCATTACTATTGTCTAACGGAAATAATGAAGATTCATCAACTAATTACGCATACAAAAAGCTTTTACACTCTAAAATAAGCAATACTAAAATGAAGAGTATTTATAAAAGCAATCTTATTATAAAGTGCTGGAACATTTTCTCAACAACAGATTATCCTGTTTCACGCATGGTAATAAAAACAAATGAATACGAAAAAGTAAACGGATAATTAGGAAAGTTAAAGAATTTTAAACATATTTGTATATGGATTTTCAAAAAGCAATTGAAGAGAGGGGTTTAAAAAAAGGATGGATTGCAAAACAAATTGGTATTAGTCAGGTTTTATTGAGCTACTATCTAACAAAAACAAGACCTATGCCTCAACACATAGATATAAAACTAAAAGAGATCCTAGCTTAAAAAATTTTATCAACAAAGTTAAAAAAGTTTAAACATGGCAGAAGACAAAAAAGCATTTGTTTTATACGCAGATTTGATCCATACGGTGCAAAAGATGCCAATGGAAAAAAGAGGTGAATTGCTTACTATAATTCTGGAATATGTCAATGATTTGAATCCAACAACTGAAGATATGATAGTTGATTTAGTTTTTGAGCCAATCAAAAGACAAATGAAAAGAGACTTAGCAAAATATGAAAAAAGCGCTGAGAGAAGCCGTAAGAACGGAAAAAAGGGGGGCAGACCACCGAAACCCAAAGGAACCCAGACAAACCCAAAGAAACCCACTGGGTTTTCTAGAAACCCAGACGAACCCAGAAAACCTGATACAGTTACAGTAACAGTAACAGATACAGTTATAGATACAGTTAATGATATAAACAAAAGAGGGGTTTTTGATAAATGGATTCAATACCGAAAGGATATAAAAAAGCCAATCACAGTAGAAGCAACTCTCAAAGCTCTGGTTAAGAAATTCAATGAAACATCATTTGATAAACTTGACCACGTGGTAAACAATTCAATTGAAAACACCTATCAAGGTTTAATATGGGAGAGTTACAAAGGCGAACAAAAGAAAGTTAAAAAAGGTCTAAACACTTCTAACCTCACATTCTAATGATCGACTGGAAAGACATAGATTGCAAAGGTAAAGTTTCAGGCAATATCAAAATCGTTTGCCCTGCTTGTGTTGACAGGCGAAAGAATAAAAGAGATAGGGCTTTGAGCGTAAATCTAGATAAAGGACTAGCAAAGTGCCACTACTGCGAAGAGATTTCAATAAGAGATTTCAAAGAAAAACAACAATCGCAAAATTTCGTCTTACCGCCTCAAAACATAGTCAACTATACCAAACTATCAGATAAACTCCAAGTATACCTTAAAACGCGTGGAATTAGCCAAAAAACGATAATAGAGAACAAACTAACAGAGGAAACATACTACCAACCAGCAATTCAGAAAAATGTATCAAATTTAGTCTTTAATTATTTTGAAGGTGACACGCTAATAAATAAGAAATACAGAAGCAGAGGAAAGCAGTTTACACAGTCCAAAGATGCAAGGCGTATTTTCTACGGAATTAATGACATCATAGGACAAAAAGAGGTATACATTGTAGAGGGTGAAATTGATAAATTAAGCTTATGGGAGGCAGGTATAAAAAATTGTATCAGCTTGCCAAATGGGGCCAATGATCATGATGATGTATGGACTAATTGCGCGGATTATTTAGCAGACGTAGAAAAGTTCTATATCTGTACTGACATGGATCAGAAAGGAAATGAAGTATCTGAGAAGATAGCGCAAAGGTTGGGACGTTGGAGGTGCGAGCGAGTAAGCTTTAAGCACAAAGACGCCAATGAAGACCTACAAGAAAGCGTATTAACCCTAGAAGAGTCGCTCAAAAACTCAAAAGGCTATCCAGTATCAGGCACATTCAAAGTCGAAGATCTAGAAGATGACATTTACAGACTATACGACAACGGACTACCAGAAACAATTTACCCTAAAAGCATATGGTTTGAAGGTTTAGAAAGTATATTCTCGGTAATGCGTGGCCACCTAGTAACAGGTACGGGTATACCTAGCCACGGTAAGTCAAACTTCACAGACTGGTACGTTTTGAACTTGTTACAAGATTATGACATGAAAGCGAGTTGGTTTAGTCCAGAGCATCACCCTATGGAGTTACACCAAACCAACCTTATACAGAAATACACGGGCAAGCCGTTTTTTAGTTCCATGGATGGAATTGAAAGGGTAACACGTAAAGACATTGCAAAATATAAGAAGTGGGCAAATGAAAAGATATACCTCACAGCCCCCGAACAAAATGAGTCTCCTACGTGGAATTGGTTGTTTGAAAAGTTTAAAGAGCAAATGTATAATTTTGGGATAGACATATTTGTAATAGACGCCTTTAACAAAGTTCTATTTGATAAGGAGGGTGAAAACAGAAATCTGATAAACGAGGTACTTACTAGATTAACTTCATTCGCCCAACAAAACAATGTTATCATTTTCCTAATAGCTCACCCTACCAAGATGAGAAAAAATGACGATGGTGTTTATGACATACCAAACTTGTACAATGTTTCAGGTAGTGCCGACTTTAGGAACCAAACACATGACGGGTTTTGTATCTATCGGATCTTTGAAGATGAAAACAACTCTGCCGAAACCAAGTTCGTAAACCTAAAAACTAAATTCTCTTTTCAAGGGGAAATAGGACAAATGAAAAGCTTTAATTATCATATCCCTAGTGGAAGGTATTACACAAAAACACACGCCTATACAGGTTATTGTATTGAACCAGAAGAGGAGTTAAAACCCTTAGAACTTGGATACCCTACCGAATGGGATTAAACACAACACATCACACATCACACATCACACCTAAACATGACACCTGACACATGACACATCACGAGAAAGCAATTGAAGAAATGAAGGAGTATCTTAGGGAGCTAGACAAGGCCGAGCAAACTCCATTCATAAGAAGAGAACAAAAAACAATTAAGGAAATGATTAAACAATTTAAATAGATGAGTAATAAAGACAAATTAATACGCCAGCTTTTTATCGGTAAGGTTTCTGCGGTTTTAGGGCTTGATAAGACAGCTAAGTTACTGACTGAATCTATAGACGCTTTTAAAAACTACGAGGTGCCTAAACCTATTATTACAGATAATAACAAAGAATACTTTGATTTGCTTGCTGAACGCGATTATCTTATTGACAACCATCCTAATATGCTTGTTAAAGACTTCAAACAATTGCCTAGGGTTATAGAAATATATAAGAGAATAAAAGAATTATGAATAGAGAAGAAATAAAAAAATGGCTGCTAGACAAAACAACTAGCATTGAAGCCACCGACATCGAAAAACAAAGCATGTTAGGCGAAGACATTATTGATTTAATGGGTGATATTATAAAGGAAAATAACAAAACTCTATTATGTGACTTCTTTAAGTACTTTCGAGACAATGGAGAGAAGCACATAGGAATGACTATAGAACAATTTGTTGACGAGTATTTGAGGGGGTAACGCTTAGGCTAAACGGTTGTTTTAATGCCGTTTTAGCCATTGTTAGCATTAGTACGGATTATTAACAAATAAATTTTATAAAAATGAATGATTTAAGAGAATTAATTGGACAAACAGTAACAGCTATAATAGCTGAAGATGAAAAAGGTAATGATATTGACATTAAGTGTAAAATAATTGATTTACATATAGATGACTATTATTTCCAAGACAAAGGAGAACCTATTTATATTAAAGTAAATGTAGAACCAATAGGAAAATTACCAAAAGGGGTTGATTATGAAGATTTAACTGGTATATACTTAGACAGCATACGAAAGTAGTATTAATGCTAACGTTTTGGCTAAGATTAGTAGCCTAAGTAATGAACTAATTAGTTAAGTGATAATGTAAATAAGGCTATTAATTTTTAGCCGTTGTTATGAGTATGTTAAAGAAAGGAGATAGAGTATTGATTTGGTCGTTGCAGTCTTTTTCAAATGGTGGATTCTTAGAAGCTGAACCTGCATTTGTTAGACAAGACCAATACGGAAAAAGCGTAATTGTATGTGTGATACGTAATCAAGGAGGTGATTACAAGATAGATGATAGTTATGAGATATACCCACAACAATTAATATCCGTGAAAAAGAAAAGCTGGGGGGCTAAAAAGGAGTTGAGAAAATTAAGAAAGTATATTATTAATGGTGGTGAATATCACAATTACTCATAACATCCGAATAAAAAAGCTTGAGCGTTGCGAGGTACGAGTATTTTTTATTCTTTGTTGTAAATAATCCTTGCAGATACGTAACATTTGTTATATCTTTACGTTTATATAATTAAGACACATGATTAAGAGACTTAAAAAACTTAAAAAGATGATTGCTTCAAAAATTAAAATAGAAGACTACACTATCACAGACAACCAACGTACTGAGAATATCGAAATTAGATACTACGATCAGGAAAACACTTTTTTCGACATAAAAATGCCTCTTGAAATCGTTAAAATATGGTCTAAGAAGTTTCACCCTCTTTTGTTTGAAGAGTGCTATCAAGTTGATCATTCAGAGGTAGAGCTAGACTTTCAAGCTGAAAAGTTTTTTAGTTATGACACCTTCGAGGCTGCTTGTGACAACGAAGACTTAAAAGGGATAGTTAAGCATGCTATGAAGCATTACCAAGATGATATAACAATTAAAACCGTAGATTAATGGCATTATACTTAATAACAAGTAGCAATACTAAAACCCTTTCTAGATCATTGAGGGGGTTTTGTATTGAAAACAACATATCATACAGGGCTTTAAGAGGTCACGGGAATAAGCCTATTAAATATCCTATTATCTATAAAGATTGGGTTATTGAGGTATTGCCTAATGAGATTGACAAATTAGTACCCTATAGAATAGGTAGTAACGACCTACAAACCTATCTTACAATAGTATTATCAAAACTATCAAAATTATGAAATTACCAGAACTTTTAACCGCGATTGTAACTGTGATAGTCTTCACTTCCTGTAATAAGGAGGAGGAGCCACAACCACAGATTGTAACTGTAGACCCTATTGAGATTACGACTAATCAAATATGTATCTCTAAAACGTATGTGATGCATGATGTTGATACTGTTGTTTATGATGAGCAGTGTTTTACAGTGGATACGGCTTATATTGATGATGATAGAATTGGAATATTGTTTTCTAGTGATGAGTTCTATAGTGTTGGAATGTCTTTTGAAGAAGGACTTGATACTAATAACATAAAATGGCCAGCTATATTGTCTAACTCTATACCTATAACATGGAACGGAGGGTCATCTATAACAGCACAACAATGCTCCGAGGGCGCTATCATCATAACCAAAGACAGTGCTAATATGGTGTCTGGTACGTTTTACGGTAGTGGGTGGGTGTATCAGCAAGATACTTTGTTTAGTGTTTCAGGTAGTTTTGAGAACGTAGTTTATAGGTAACGGTATTGTATAAACGCCTGTTTAATGGCGTTTTATACCGTGTTATCATCTTTTTTACATTTTTCTGTATTTTTATTTGGTAGTAATTACAGAATACTGTATATTTGTATCATACAAAAACGGAAAAACAATTATGAACAACACAAAATACACAACGGTAATAGAGGGAAATAAAGTAGTAATTGAAAAAGTGTATAGAACTAAAACTCAATACGAATTTTTTTTAAAAATATACATGGGAGATTCTGACTTTGAATCAATACACATCTATGAAGAATGTCATTTAACAAAGAAATCTGCAATAAATGAAGCAATCAAAGCAATATCAAGAAAACCAAGAATTGAAAGAGTGTACTAAAATAATAAAATGGAGTGAACTGAGCCGTAAATTAAGCGGTTCAGACAACTCTATTAGACCAAACAAAGTACCTAAGAAGTACAAAAAGAAAGTAGATAGATTAATTCAATTACTCGAAGCGTGGGAGCGTTGGGCTAATTGATGATAACGGTAAATGTAAAAAGCGTTTTAATGATTTTTAAATAATGTTATAAACTGGAAAATTATGGATTGGATAGACCCACACAAAAAATTACCTGAGGGGATAGGATTTACTAGATGTTTAGTAGTAAGCGATAGATTATCTCCAAATGTAGTACATGAAGCAATGTATAACAATAAAACTAATATTTTTCAAAACTTAGATTATGAAACTATAGAAATAAAATATTGGATGCCCTTACCAGAAGCACCAAAGGAATAATTTTATTGTTTATAACATCGGCATATAAACAGTGAGGGACGAATAGTTTATATAAAGTGTTATAAGGCGTTTTAATGCCTTTTTTAAATGTCCTCCACCCGTTTTATACAGGTGGAGGTTGTCCAGCTACGGAAACGCTGTCTACCTTGTAGATCAGCTTTTTTTGTACCTTCGTGCATATCGATGCTTTATCGGAATGCTTACCGTGTTTAGGACTTGTTTTCTAGGTTGTCTTTCAAACGTATACGCGCCATTTGATACAATAGGTAACTGTTCATAAAACGTTTGATTAAGCGTGTTGTTATCTGTCAACTTTATATCTTCACTACGCAATCCATATGCGTACAACCTTTGTATAAGGTCTTGAGATATCAAAGGGATCTTTACATCATAAGTGTCGCGGTCTTCACTGTATACGTTTAAATCAGCGTAGTCATTATAATTTACGTTGGTTTCTTCTGTCTCAATGTCTCCCTTGACAGTTACCCCGTAATACCTTACACTATCATACCAAGTCATATTAATAAGGTCATAGATACGCCTCGTTTTATTGTCTGGTGTATAATTCAGATTGAAGTAACTACCTTGGTTTACCATCTCAATCTTAACCGTCAAATTCTTATTATCGCATGTGTTTTCCTTTAAATCAAAAGGTAATGAAAACATGTCGTTTGCTGGATCTGTGGTTTTTACTACAAATCTATACTTTCCAACTCCACCATGATTAGCATAAACTAAAGACCAATCTATCTCAAAGCCTGCATAACTTGGATAATCTGGAAATGTTCCGATAGGAGAAAGTACGCCCTCCGTTGCACCCATTGGATTAGCAGCCGTAACCCATACAGACCCGTTATATTTTTGTAGTTCAAAGGTTGCTGTTCCTGTAGTATCTGGATAGTCGTATAGGAATGAACTCTTATCTTCATCAAACACACAAAGCGTATAGCAAGGATCTTGCACGCAATCGGTATTAGTTGCTGTTGTTGGAACCATACCAACAAGCTGCTCAGGTAGTGGAGTTGCAAACTTTATACACGTTTCTAGCTGATTCGTGCCGTACGGCTGCAGCATGTTATCAGGTACAAATTGAGTATATGCCATTATTCAGGGATTGCAATGTTTTTATCATTCATGTAAGCTTCTAATACATCTACATTATACCCTTGAGCAACTAGTATAGGGTGTAATGTAGAACAATGGCCTATATCAGTGTCTAAGATGTTAAAGCTTGTAACGCCTTTATCAGTGTGTTCAGCAACATGTAGAACTGTATGCGTGTTGATGTTGTAAATTATTCTCGCGAAAGTTTCCATAATTATTAAGTGTCATACGTTATTGTCCATCCTCTAAAATCTACTAAAGTGTCTTTATCTGCTATACCTGATGCTGAAGGAACCGCTGAAGGGGTTTGTTGAATGTTTAACACTCCTCCTGTCCATCCAGTAGTAACAAGGTCAGACAACACAGTGTCTACGCTTGCAGTGTCTAAAGCGTTACCATTTAAATTTATATTTATATTGTTATTAGCCCCTGTTCTAGGCGTAATGTCAAAAGCGGTCAAAGAGCATCCATTTAATGTTATAGCTGTGTGCACCCCTGTGCCTGATGGTAACGCAATAGACGTTAATGTAGGCATGTTCTTAGCAACTAATATACCGCTAATCGTAAGAGTAGAAGGAAGCAATAGAGAAGTAAGAGCATTATTAAAGATATTTATATTAGTAATATTCCCCGATGAAAGAGGCCATGTAATAGTAGTTAACACTGTGTTAAGGCTTATTTCTACAGATCCGCTAATATTTGTTAGGTTCAATAAACTTACAGACGGTAATGATGTGTTGCTTGTTATATTCGTAACCGTAATAGATTCTGAACTCGTCGGCAGCAATAAAGAAGTACACCCTACATTAACATTAATTAATAAACTACCTCCCAGCTTGCTAAAACCGCTAATATCTATAACGCTAATTATATCATTTTGGTGAATTTGTACAAGCGAAAATAAATCAGTACTTGCAGGTATTGATAATGTTGTCATTAAATCATTACCACCTATTCTAAATATACCAGAGAGCCTTGAAAGACCTGTTAGATCAATAGCCACAATACTATCAAGAACCTCAAACACACACTGTGTAATTAATTCAGTACTTGCAGGAATGCTTGCCGTTGCTAAACTAGTATTTCTTTCTACAGATAAATTACCTCCAATAGATGATAATGGTGTTAGGTCAAGATCTGACAATAAATCATTATCAGTTATAACTATTCCCGTTGTTGCTATAGCGTGTGTAGGAAATTTAATGTCTAATAAATCAGGGTTATCAACAATGCTTATATCTATTACACCCGTGAACAACTCAATATCAAATGTACCTAAAATAGATGTCTCATTGAACTGCAACAATGTTACAGTGGAATAATCTGTCATACATGCTTTTACTATTTGATCATTGCCATTAAAATCTAAAGCGTTTAAAGATATAGGGTTTGTCCTATCAATCAGATTAAGTACGTTTACCGCTATGGAATCACCACTTACAAAGGACCATGTCGGAACCTCGGAGCCTGAAAGTGTGGCTGAATAAGATGTAACAGCGTCAACTACTCCATCAGTCATATAAGAAAAACAAACCTCAGGTATCCTGTAAGCGTCCAGCCTGCCAGAAACCTTAACGCATTGTAGATCATCACCAAACAACGCTTTCAGCTTCTCAGCATTCAAAATAGCTTCAATTGTAGCGGTTTTAATATCCGTACGTGTAATCCTAGAATTATAAGTAGGGTGGGCATCTGCAACTTGCCACGGATTAGAAACCGTCCCTACAGTAGTCTGATTTACTCTAAAATTATGGAATTGCAATTCTTTACTTTGAGCTCCTGTTTTATCGTTAATACTGAGATACCCTGTCAGACCGTTTTGAATTACCGTAGTGTATGTATACGGAGCCGCTGGAAAGACTTGCAAATCGTTTAGATTGTTGTCTTCAAATGTTGCTATTACACGTGTTAAACCTTCATTCTTAATGATCGTTAAAGGGTCCCCCGTGGCCTCGTCTTGGAATTGAATAGAAGGGGGTTTTCTTAACGCTTGAGGCTCTAGAGCGGTGTTTAATGTGGTGTCATAATTCCCCATCTGAAAGTCAGGAGAATCAAAGGTATTTGTAAACGTTACGGTTTCGCCAGTTGCTAGAATTTGATCAAACCTGCATTCAATTCTAAAAACCATATTAGCCTCTTGAAACCAAGATTTCCAGACCTGAAAAGGGTATTGAAAATCATATGTGCCGTCTAAATTGTCGGTTACTATGATTTCTACATATTCAGTTTCCGATGCATCATCTATTAGAAAGTCTCTCTCTTGTGTATATGAGGGCATATCACTTGCAGATATAGACAAAGATTCGTATTGAATGTTTGTTTCCCTGTTCATTATCCTAATTCGAAACCTAGATAATGAAGTGTTGGAGGTGTCCGAATTAACTACCCTCCAACGGGCTATATAATTATCCTCTGTAAACGCTATTACTTGGTTAAAAGCTTGTGTAATGTCTTTATTCCAATGGAAATTGAAGTTATATTCTGTAAGTGCAGCACTCGGATAAGTACCGAATGTAATTACGCTTTCATCAGCTGCTGTTAATACTGTACCACTCTTCAAAGATATAGTACTAGTAAGCGAGTTACTTAAGATCTGCGCTGTTACCGAATATCGATCAGTGTAATTTGAGTCTACAACTTCTAAACTGATATTTAACAGGGTGCTATCACCTGCATCTATCGTTGCACTGACATTTATCAGGTTTGTACCAGAAACAGGCGTCCCATCAGCAACCAAAACAACATTTTCAAACTGTATGTTGTTGCTTAAATTGACATTCACAGCATATTCATCTTCCTCAATTATGCTCTGAATAGCAATTATTACTTGATCAGCTGCGTTCCATGTACCAGTATCAATAGCAACAACCGCATCACCCACACTGTTAAAGGCTGGGTTTAGTTCTCCGCTGGGTGTATCCCATGTAAAACTATTAAGCGTATATTGCTTTGTAGGCGAATTATAAACCTGATCAAACCAGCCTATAGCACCCTGATTCATAAATAGGGTTAAATCCTCTTTTGCGGTGGTTTCGTCCACCATGGAGCTAATGTTGTCAGGATATACAACAACCTCAAAAACGTATTTAATCGACTTCTTACCGTCTAGTACTGATGGCGTGAATATATCTGTTGCATCGTCACTTACGTTATCGGTGCCAAGATCTAAAAGCCTGTGTATATGAGTTGCTTTGTAATCGTTGTTTACAACATTTACTATCGTGAAGCTTCCAGTGTCCCAGTTAACAGGAGTTAAAGGGTTTGAAGGTGATGCAAATTCGCCTCTATAAGTTTGTATAGTGCCTGTAAGTCTGTTTGTGAAATAGTCAGGATCTATCTTATAGGGTTCCGAGACTGTAGTAGTTGAGCCTGTATATGGGTTGGTAGTGTTCTGAAGCAAGCCATAACTAAACTCTACTTGCTTACCTGCTAAATTCTCCTTTGTGGTGAAAAAGATTTCTGTCTTTATCTCGTTTGATGGGTTGCCTCTAATGTAGGTTTTATCTGATAAACCCGTGAATTCATTTAACTCATGGGTAATTTCTGTCACGGTTATATTTGGAACTAGAAGAGATCCAAAATACACAGATTGAGCATGGCCACTTGTAGCGTCAATCTTTGCTCCATCAGCATCTATGTAACTTATAAACTCTAATTCCGTACCGTTTGCAACCGATTTAAAAAACTTATCTGTTTCTATCTGTTCGCTGGAATTGATTGTTATTAACGTCTTATTCTTCGCGATGTCATAACTAACACTATTGAAGAAAGGCACGTCTTGCAAAGGTACTACAAGGTTCTCAACTGCTGCAATCCACTCTTCACTTGCTGGTACTATTCCACTAGTATCTTGAGCCTCTAACATGTCTGGATTAGTGGCTACTATATTTATTTGACTATTCCAGTTAGGCGAAGCTGTATTACTTTTTATGTAAAAGCTATCGCCTGCCCTTAATTTTAGTACGCTTATTGTTAATTTCGTAGCCATAATTTATCCTTGCATGTATGCCCAAAATTCTTTCCAATTGAATTTCTTGCGCTCTGGTTCTGTATCTTCTACTACTATTACTTCAAAATTCTTATCTTCAATGAAGCCAAAGTCACCAGCTTGTAATTTCATCATATATTCGAACTCATACAAATTTGTGCGTGAATTTCTTATGTTTTTGGTGATTGTAACCGTTCGCCCCTCTTCATTCCTTGCAACATTGTTATTAATAATCTGTAAGGCTGTTTCCTCGTTAAACAAAGGCTCTTGACCTCTAGAAGAGTGCTTTACATACTGGTTTTCAAAGGGTGTTTCATTTTGGTAATAGGTGTTAAATATGTTTTTAGCCTTGAAGAACTCCTCGCTATTCTTTGCTATCTTTTGCCCGTCCCTAAAATAGATCATATTTACAGGTACACGGTCAGTTTGCAAAACCATTAAACCCTTCCGCTCTCCTATCTTTAGTTTAGCATCCTTATTAATCCCTGTTAGGATGTCAAAGATGCTATTAAATACCTTCTCTATTGGCCTATCCTTGTTCTTTCGTGTTGCTGCTGCAAATGGTAGGGTAATGTCTAATTTGTTCTTTAGATTAGAGTAAATACGCTGTGAATCAATATTTGTATTTACATCTGTGTAACTGTCTAGTAAGTCATTTGGAATAGATAGGTTTGTGTTCTCCTTTACATCATCAGTCAAAAACATCACCGTAAACTTGTTATCAGTTACGTTACCATCTGTATACGCATTTGCATAACTTAGGCTAATTGCTTGATATAAATCATCTGCATTATAGGCAAATGTTCCTTTATCCCAAATATCCTGTAGTGCTAGATTACTTGGTGTTTGTTCAAAATGGCTTTTGTGTTCAAATTGAACAATCTTATCAATGCCTGCTTTCAGTTTAAGATTGAATTGCAAGCCTATCATATTGCAGAACTCGAGTAATGATATATCAGGAAGAGGGTTGTTTTTAGGGGTCTTCTTTAAAACTCCTACCTCTGTGGTGTCTGCCATAAAGGTTAATTCCCCAGGCAAATCATCTAGCGTATTAGACTCAAACGCAAACCCTAACTCATTACATCCTTGTGTAATTACATCAACAACATCGACCGCGTAATAGGCTCTAGGCTTGCCAAATATGGCTTCACTTAGATCTTTAAGCATTACATAAAGAGCTAGAAGTATAGCAGCAACATAAATAGCAAGCATTAAGATTTGTAATGCTATTTTAAGGGCTATTAGAAAAGATGTCGGTCCTTCTGGGGTTGAGTTTTTTATTGTGTCTATAGTGTCTCGTACTGTTTGAATCAACTCTTTAACAGTCACATAAATAGCAATAACCAGTATAGCAGATTCTAAGTAATCAGGTACACTTTCCCGTACATACCTAGTCTTTACAAAATCACTCTCATCGTAATAGTTTCTAAGGTTTAATCCATCGGCAAGCTCAAACCAAGTATTGTTTTGTACGTCTAATTTTACTTTAATTCTACCCCGTTTAGTATCAAATTGATTCCCAGAATCGGCAAGGTTTAGAAAGGTGTTACTGATCTCTAAACCGCTATCTACATCAATTGCAGGCGCAGGGATATTCTGACCTATACCATATTTTACAATCCAATTGTTTATAAAATTAACCGCGTCAACATCATCAGCGGTTGCGTAAAATTCGGGGCTGAAATCAGATAATATATTAGGGTTAGGGCTGAAATCATCGAAGGAGAAGTTAAGATTAAACTCATCCGAATTTGCAACAGGTACGCTAAGGGCATTATTTAGGAGTAATTGTATGTTCACAGTTTGATGTCCTCGGGTAAGCAGTTCTCAATAAACTTAACGCCTGTATTTAGTGTAATTTCTGTTTGGATCTTTGACCACCACCATTTTTTATAAGCCTTTACTGATACTATATTGTTGGTTTGAAGTTTACTGCCATTAGGTAAGATTGTAAACTTAGGTTCTAATGCTTGTGCGTTTTTCTTCACGTCGTTTTGTGCGTCTGTTAATTGCTTCATATAGTTTTGCAATACACCCCCTATGTTTCCGAGGTCTAACCCATCTAAGTCTTGTAGTTTCATCGTAGCCTTTTTTTATCTTTGAAAATTGTACTTATTGTTTTACTCCCTCTAGTTTCTGAGTGTTGGAAATGTCCGTTAATAAGCGGTTTAAAGTTATGTGAAGGAATGTTTTTACCTACTTCTTGCCCTATCTTTTTATAGTCTATTTCTTCGCGTTGTTGGACTACTACGGGTTTTTGATCTATTACAGAATTGTTTGATATAGCGAATTGTGAGAAGTAATCATTTTGTATTGCTGTGTCTAGGTCGCTTGCAGTCCACCCTTTCATACTGTATTTGTCGGTTTGGTTCTTGGTGATCACATGCTCTTGACCGTGAACTACTCCAACCGCTTGATACTCTCCATTGTCACCCGTATAACCTCCATCGTGAAAGCCTTGCGCAGACGCAGCCATAAAAGCCTTCGTTATAGCAGCCGCAGCAACCGCAGACGCAGCACGTTTTGTAGCTGTTTTAACGTCTTCACCTTGTTCTATAGCCATTCTAAATGCTTGTGCAGCAGCAAGCGCAAATTGTGCATTTATACGCGATTCAAGACCATCTAATAAAGCTTGAACGGGTGCAGAATTGGCTATTTTCTTTTGATCTTCTACACGCTTTTTATCCGACGCTGTTAATGCTTCGTTTTTCCTTTCTGTGATAGCTACTTCTCTTTCTGCTGTGGTTTCTGCTTGTTCTAGTAATAAATCATTACGCTCAATCACTAAATCGTTTATCTCTTGTCCTAGTTTTTCTCTTGCTGCGATTTCAGCGTTTAACCCGTCTATTTCTATTTGTAAAAGAGTTTCTTCGTAATCTAGCGCGCTTTCTTCTTGTCTTGTTTGAAACTCGTCGAGTGTTTCACTTTCTTTTTGCTTGAAAGTTTTTAATTCCTCAAGCCTTTCTTTTTGTGCTTTTATTACTGCTGGGTTTGTTGATTGTTCTTGGTTTACATCAAACAAGTCTTTTTTAACATCTATAAGGTCTTGAGTTGCTGTTTTTTCTTCTTTTATTATCCCTAAAAGGCGCAAGGTTAAACGCTCTGACAAACCAGTACTTTGTATTTGATTTTTTAGTTTCTTACTGTCAGACTCTATAAGAAGACTATCTATATCTATTTTCGTTTTCGCTCCTTTTTGTAATGTTTCTACCTGATCTGCTAAAGTTTTATCTTGTAAAACCCTTAATTTTTCAGCGATTTTCTTTCGTTCTTCTAATGGTATCCTTTCATCTGCAATTATGCGTTCACCTATAGACTTAATCTTATCAGCGCCATCAATCATCAAATCTAGATCTTGCTCAATAATGTCATCACGAAGGGTTTTTCTTTCTTTATCCGCTTCTAAGGCTGCGTTTTGTCTATCATTATTTACTCTAATATATTCTGCTTGAGCATTCGCAAGAGCATCTAATAATTCCAAAGACACCTTGTCTGCTTGTTTTTGTACAGATACACGCTTATGAGCCAGTTGTAGTTCTTCTAAAGCAATCTTTCTATTTGTTTCAAAAAGATTTACGGATGCTTGAGATGCTTGTTTTGCAAAAACTAAACGCTCCTGAAGGGAAATACTCTCTTGGTCTCGTAAAATTTCTAGACGTTGTAATTCCCCTTCTTGTTGCGCTTGCGTTATTAGTAGTTTTCTAAGTTCTTTTTCTGATTTTATTGTTATATCAACAAGTTTGGTCTGAGCGTCAACTTGTTTTTGTGTTTTGTCGCTCATGTTTTTATAACTCCCAATTATTTTATCATAAGCCGAAAACAACTTGCCTGTGGTTACGTTGCCGTCTACTATTGCCTCAGTTAAATCAATAACTCCGCTTGCAGATCTTCCTAATGCCCCAGTCCATGTATCCCAGACCGCTTCAAGTTTACCGCCTGCCCTTCGCATATCTTCGGCAGTATCCGATCCAGATGTTAACGACCCACTAAGAGTATCCATCGCCCCAGCGAAAGACAGCACATTAGATATGTTCATTTTATCATTAAGGCTGTTTAATCCGCTAGCAATGCCGTCTAGATTACCTTGCAACCCGTCAAAGGCTTGCTCTAAATCTCCTACAGCATCAGCGTAATTCCCTACATTCCTTTGATATTGTCCAACCGATTCATCTATGTCTTTTAGAGCTTTGTCTTGTTTCTCTATTGTCTTTAATAACTCTTTGCCTTCTTTAGTGTTTTGTTTTTCTGCTGCCGCAAGGTTTTTCCACTTCTTACGATTGTCGTTTAGTTCCTTTGAAAGCTTGGTATAGTTATCTATCAATCCTAGAGACTCTTTTGCATTTTCTTTAAGCTGCTTATTAGCCTCCGAAATCTGTAGTTTTATTTCTGCATTTGCTTTTGCTTGTTCAGTTGTTGACGCTGCAAGTTTCGCTTCTAGTTTTGTGCGTTCTTTTAAAAGTCTCTCGGCCTCAGTATTAACCGCGTTCGCTTGCTTGGTGGTGTCATTAACTTTCTCTTGCTGCTTATTTACTTCTGAAAGAGCCTTTTTTACTGATACTAATTCCTTTGATACGCTTTCAAGCTTCTTATCTGTTTCAGAAAGCTCCTTGTTACTTGCTGAATTAATACTCTCAAACTTATCAAGCGCCTTTATTAAATCCTTTTCAACTTCTTTCGATAATCCTTTTATATTGTCTTCTGTAGTGCCTAGTAATTTGTTTAATTCTTCAAGTGCTTTTATGATATTATTAAATGCGTTTTTACCCTTGGACGGGTCGAAGAAATCATCAAAACTAAGTTTATCGAAGTTTGGCATTGTTTTGCTCGTTTTGCTTTTCTGCTATTTCTATTTCAGTATTAAATGCAATCAAGTTAAACTCTCTCACGTTTCTACCGTTAGCATATTTAGCCAAATAAGCAACATTTTTCTCGAAATTCCTATCAAAAGTATGGTAAAAGCTTGCGGGATCGTTGTAACTAAGGTTTAAAGGCTCGTTGTGTTTTTCAACTAGTTTACGCGCCATCTCTACCGCTTCAACGGTTGCCTTACCTAATATCTGTTTAGTTGCTAGTATTCGATACTGTTTATAACTCTCAAAAAATCCGTCTTGTTTCTGGTATCGATGAGGAAACTTAAGCTCTAATTCTCTATAAACTTTTTTTTTACCTCGTTTGATATGTTGATCAACACCTCTTTTGTATGGTTCTTATTAAGCCATTGATAGGCCGTGTCTTCATCTACATATCTAACCTTATCACTTGCATCATTAAACACTACTAAGTGCTTGAGGGCATCACTATCTAGGTCGTGCTCTTCATACATGGCAAACACATTTGATATTATGTTTTGCAGTTCTCGCAGCCCGTTTACATCATCTTTATTTGATATGTAAGAGCTTAGTTTGCTAAACTTAGATATAAAACCGCTGAAAGTGTCGCCTTGCGCTATTGCTATCATTGTGGCCTTAGTAAACTTGCTGAACTTCTCAGCTGTGATCTTATAGGGGTCTGTTATTATCTTGTATGTGTCTTTCATATTGCTTGTTTATAAAGTGTACAATTACCGCTACTATTGGCGTCGATATCCAAAGATACCAAGGCGGTTGTATAATTGTTAATGCTGCTATCGATGCCCAAAACGAAAAACAATAATCACACCAATGAGGAAATTTGCTATGCTTTAAAGCTTTGTTGCTCCACCACTCTAGGATAGTATTACCCCCTTTAAGTATGTGTAGTTTATCGAGTCCCATTTTTAGGAACATCCAAACACACGCGCCTATTAACGCGGTTAGTAGTATTTCAATTTCTTTCAGTATCATATTGTTTGTTTAATGTTTTGGCTAATCTCACCCCTTCACTTATTGACTTTGTGACCTCTGTTATGCTGCATGCAATAATCGCTATATCTTTGCTGAATAGAAATGTCCAATCAGAGCCATTACGCTTGAACTTATTTTCTAGGATGTATTTTACACGCTCACCTATAAGCTGGTGAGGGTCGCTTATCACCCTGTAGTTTTCGGTTTCACAATATATTTCTAGTTCCATTAGTATGTTTTTAATCCGCTAATCTTCATTGCGATATTGTAAGTCTCTTTTAATATGAAAATGAAGTCATCAATATCGCTTGCATTATCATCTGCGTGGTACCATTGGTTTTTGTCTTCGTTAAATGTAGGAAAATAGTACTTGCCCCATATTTTTATCTCTAAAACCCAATCGCTAAATAATGAAAAAGCCATTACCTTGTCTCCGTTTTTAATCTCGGTTATGTCTACATCGTTATCAATGTAGTTGGTGTCTATCTCTGATGCTATGGCTAACACTGAGTTTAAATCACCATCTATATCAGAATACTTATACTCTAAAGTAACTATATAAATATGGTCACATGAAGCTCTAAACCAATAACCTGTTTTTAATAAGTCTTCTGGTATGTGTTTTTCTAGTATCATCTCTTTAGTTTATCTCTGTGAATGTTGCTTGAATGTCTTTGCAGAATGCTTTGAATTGTTCCATGTTCTTAGGATCTACGCGCTTGTAGATAGTGTTGCCCGAAATTGTTAGTTTGAAAGTTTTCATTTAAAGATTATTAGCTCTCAATATTTCATTAACTAAATCCTCTTGTGCCTCTCTCTGTGATTCGTAATATCTTCCTGAGTTATCTTCATCATCGTAACAATCATCAAATGCGCAATCAATAGCCATAGTATTAGTTGTAGTAGTTTCTAACATTTCACTATTATTATTCTCTATTGAAATTCTAAAGTGACCATAACCTGTCTTTTTTGCTCTTAAAGTTTCTATTATATTATCCATCTTCTTGTGTTTAAATGTGTGTCTTAATTATATAAACGTAAACATACTACAAATGTTACGTTATCACAAGAAAAGATTACTATTTTTTTTTGGAGGAGGTAGAAAACTTTGATAAGAGCATTTCCCATGCCTTACGACCTAATATAGCTGTGTGCCTTGAGCCGTATTTAAAAATATCATAACCAGCAAAGCCAATAGAAAAGGTAATAATAAGATCAGACGCCTTTATGTAGTCGGCCCAATTAGGGAAAAAAGTAACTACAATTTGGATGAACTCAGGTAATAAGATTAGGGCTGTAATACTTGCCGTAACATCTGCAAACCATATAAGAAGCCTTGAAACACTCCAATACTGCAATGGCTGGAAATCTGGTTTAATAGACTCAACTTTGTAAGACCGTAGGAACCTTAAAACGATTCCCAACACTAATACAACTATATGTATATCACTTAGGTTTTTCATTTCTGCTTTTCTTCCAAGCTTTCCATTTAGAGTATATAAATATAGAAGCCGATGCAATTGACAACAACCTTGCAACTACAGTTAAAGCGGTAACATATGGCTCATGGTGACTCAACATAATCTCATAATTATTTAATACCTCACTGACCGTAAGCGCAAACACGCCTATAGTCAACATAAAATCATCCATCAAATATATTTTTCCTAACTGTAACATATGTAAGGTAATTAATTTAAATTGAGAAAACAAACACCCCGATTTTCTAGGGTGTTTCTAAACATGTAATATAACTAATTATTCTCTTACTATTACGAAAATACTACCCTCTTATCTTACTGATTCACAACATTAATTTTAACAAACGTACTTTTCTGGCTGTAATATGCGTGTAAGATAAATCTTTGTTTTGAATTATTCACGCTAAGATAAATTATTATAATCTGTTTCGTTGATTATAGTGACGCCTGCGGCTGCTGTTATTTTAGTTTCAAAGTCATCTAATTCAGTTTGATTTGCATTAGTAACAACCGCTTTATATGTGTTCTCTCCATCTGTAATTGAGTCTAAATCTATAACACAGTTATCTAATGTTACTTGGAATGATGTCGTTAAGTCATCGCCCTTTGATTTATAATAAAATGTACCCATTGTTTATATTTTTTTAATATGAATATTCAACATCAACAATTAAACTAGATAGTGTAGCAAATCCAATTGCCGACACATAAGCGTATAATACGGGGTTTGTTCCTCCTACGCTAGCAGCTATACCTGTTGTTCTTTCTGCCCTATCGTTTAAAGCACCTAATACGCCTCCTATAGTGTAAGACCCTGTTGTTATAGTTGTTCCAGATCCAACGGTGTATACCGCTGCATTACCCGCCTCTCTTCTTTGTATAGTTATATCTACATTACCAGCGGCAGCGGCCGAACTTGATCCTTGTAAATTCACTGTTATAGCATTAATAGTTGCCGTGCTTGGAATAGCCTTGCCTGCTGCATTGGCAGCCGTAAAACCATCTACTGATAATATACTAAGAAAACCAACACTTGACCCTTCTGCAATATCATCCCAGCTAAATGTTATAGTATCAGTGGTTTTTATAAGTTCTTGGACTCCTCTTGTCTGCAAGTACGCGTTAGGGTCTGCAAGCGCGGCTGTAGTATAATCTGATGCTCCTACTAATCCTTTTAGTGCTATCTCATCTTTAGCGATAATTGTTCCAGCAATAGGAATGTGCAATTCAGTAAGATTAGTTAATGCGTCTACTTGTCCCACATGTGTACTACTTGTTGTTAGCGTGTAAAACCCTCCCGCGTTAGTTGCGTTTAAACTAGCGTAAGAGGCTACAGTCCCTTCTAATATGTTGATTTTAGCTGTAGAGGCTACGGGTGGAATACCTGCCTTTGTAATTTGAAAGCATAAATCTTGGCTAACACCTGTTACGGTGGTAGCCTTAGTAATGGTGCCGCCTAATTCTACGGTTGTACCATCATCACTTAATCCATTAGCGGACGCAGTCAGTCCACCACCTCCACCACCTCCCGATTTCTCAAAAAAAAACCCTTGGATGTATGTAACAAACGCTTGAAGATCGGTAAAACCAGTGTCTAGATTATCTGTCCATGTGTCTAGCGTTCCTGACGCTATAGATAACTGATCCCCTTGAGTCTGCTTTATGTCTACCTTAACCTCTGCTGCTAGTTTTGTAAGGTCTTTAGTGTTATAAAAAGGTACATATTGCGTAGTGGGGTATGGTATCCCATCTATTAGAAATATCCCTACATTTGCTCCTGCTTCTATTTTTGGCATAATTGTATATTTTATATTTTAGTTTTAAACTATCGTTTGTATAGAACCTCTAACCGAGGCTTTAAACTCTGTCAAGCCTGATAAGTCATCGTTTATTCTGATTCTTAGTTTACCGCTATCTTTGCCTTTTAATATTATCGGATCTGGAAAAGCTATTTCTAATACTAACATTGAGTTAGTACCATCTGAAAAATCCCCTACCGTATTACATCCAACAATCATGAAATCATCTACACCCCTTATTGTTAGTGATGTAGAAACCTTGTGCGCGTGTTCAGTTTGAAATACTACACCGTTAGTAAGCCTAGGTATTGACAAAAAAGAATCATAAACAATATTACTCTTTGTCCCATCTGCTAACGTTCCCGCAATTAAACCTACTATCACTAGTCTGATTGAATGAATTTTGATATAATCATTACCTTGAGATTCAACAAGAAAATCTAATACCTTTCCTGACTCTTCAACTTGTAAATCATCTAGAAAGTAGTTAGGTGGGGCGCCACTTCCTATATCTACCGTCCTAACTCTTATAGCGTCAAAATCAAGGGTTGTTAAGTTAAAGTCTGATAATGGTATTGTGAATTTTTGCCAGACACCAAAGGTTGTCGTGCTAATATAATTGCCTATATTCAATTCATCACCTATACTAGTGCCTCCACTGTCATCATAACAAAAGATATTAACCCCTTTCGTGCCTCCTGTTGACCATCCAGTTAAGTAAATCCATCCAGTTGCTGCCGTATAATCATCTATGGTGACCTCGCTACCTTTAGCAAATTGTACTACATCATCATTCTCTGATGAAATCGCTGCTATACACTGTGCTGTGGATGGCATGTCTGCACTATTGCTTTCTGCAAAGGTTGTTATATCTGCTTCTAAATCAGCCGTAACTATTATAACATTAGTAGTTACTGTTGCTGACACCCCGTCAATAGCAGTAATTGCATCGGCTAAGCTTGTTGCTGTATCATTGTTACTTGTAGCGGCAATCCATTCTACACCCTCTGTTAAGGTTGTGTTTGTTATTCCTGCCCCGTTGATCTGTATAGTGTCACCGCTTAACCCCGTGTAATCATCTATAGTAACAACACCACCATGAGCATGATCTGTTGATGTTTCATCGAAATCACCAGCATTACCCACAACTGTACTTACAGTCCATAACGCAAGATCTTGACCATCATATACTTTCTCAGGATCACCACTAAATGCAACACCTTGATTCATTGCACTACCAAACTCATCATTTATGAATGTTCGTACGAACGGCCTAAAGTCTCTTAAGGCCTCTGTATACATTATAGCTCCCACCCTAGTGTCTTCCTTACAGTAATACTCTTGAGCTACTTTGTTGCCTTTATAATCCGACCCTATATTTTCTGCTGATATTGGCATTTTATTTTACTTCATAAAACCCAAAGATAACACCAAATACATCTCCTCCTGCTGTTTCGTCCACCTCTATAGCTATGGCATCATTTTGCCCCAATCTTAAAGAATCGTTTAGCCTGAATTCTTCGTGACAATCCGCCGAAACACCAACGAAATCAATCAGCTTTTCACCTGTGAGCCCCGTTATACCAGTGGCAGCACTTGCTCCCTCCATCGCTACCCCTTCGGCGGCCTTAGATGATGATTTATTTAGGTTTGTAGGAATAATAGTGGTCCCACCAGTAGCTGTACCTGATACAAACCATAATTTAACTCTAGATGCTACGGCAGCATTAACCCCTATAGACGAAATGACTAAATCATCTGTAGATGATGTATTCCGCCAATACGCAGCAAATTCACCTGATTGTGCGTCTTGAAAATCAAAAGGTACTGTAAAGCATCTTTCTACGTCTCGCGAATTATAATACCTTCGACCGTCACTTCGGCTCGACGTGTTTAGCCTCCCGTCAGATCCTTCTACTTCTTGAATGTTTTTTGTTTGGTCGTTTTTATATTCTATTCTAGCCATGTTTTTTAAATTAAGTCATCTTTATTTAAATCAAAATCAGTATAAATGTAGTCGATATCAAACGCTATCCTCATTAATTCATTGTTTATCTTTAATTGCAACACTATATCTCTAAGTAATAACACGCTTAAATCCTCATCAGCTTCACTTTCTACAGTTATATTATTCTCAGATCTAAAGAAAAAAAAACCATCTATGTAGCTCCAGAACTCACCTAAATTAGTAAATGTATTACCGTTGTTATCTGTCCAAGTCGACAATACATCGTTCGCTATAGATGTACCGCCTTGGTTAATACTTATATTAGAAGTAGTACTAGTCTTAATAGGATCATCAAACTTAATTGCATACCCTCCTACTGTGTACGGCTGTTTATCAATTAAAAATGATCCAGGTGTTTCTCCTTCTTCTATCTGTGGCATTATTCTACGTCTTTAATAAAATACTCTTCACTAATATCTCTTGTTGTTAATGTTTTGAGTAACTCGCTAGATCTCTTCACATCTATCATCAAACCTAATGTCAAAGCTCAATTTAAAAGCATCATAATTACGCTTAATGTATCTTTCGTCAAAAGTCCAGTATGAATAATTGCTAAAAGCATTTTCTATACCTCTTTCAATGTCCATTGTTTCGCCATCAATAAAAGATAAATTACCCTCTCTTATTATGTTAGAAACCTCTTCTCGTAACTCTTCTGTATAAATGTAATCTCTATCTACCCCCTCGATTTGGTTTATAATCTCAAGGTTGCAGTACACGACAAGGTTTACGCGTTGTACCCATTCACTAGCAAACTCATGTGCTTGAGTTCCCCTCTCTACCACCTCGAAGAAGCTAAATGCACTAGTTGAGTCGTCTGGCTCCACAGATAAAAACTCTCTAAGCCCTGCATATACTTGTGGCATTATATACCTACTACCATCTACTTCTGTAACATTCCTAAACGCCTGGCCATATGAAAACTCTAACCACGGCAAAGCAGATAACGCCTCTTGCATTTCCTGAATAGGCACGTTTACACCCCTGGGGTCTGCAATTAATGGTACGCTTATAGTTTGCTTCTTGCTCATTTACGTAGCTGTTTGTTTAGATATTCCTCTATTTCTTGTAGCATTCCAGATTGTAGAAAGTCCTCAACTACCTCTTGTTTTCCTAGGCTGTTAAGCCCTAAGTGATCTGGGTATTTTCCTATTAACTCTTTGAACTTGCTATCTGTGTTGGTAATCTGGAAATCACTTACACCCGTCTTTTTTAAGGTAATTGCTTTATGATATTTCCCTGTCAGGTTTAAATCTGCAACAGGCGAACTTATTGAACCTCTACTCTTTTTAAACCTAGCATATGAATCACTTCTATATTCAGACAAATCTAACCCCTCAGCATCCTTCCCATGATTCAACTGATCTGCGTTAATATCCTCCACCTCATCTTTATGGTCATCCATAACACTACCAAATATCACAGGTATTTCACGCTGTAATGATTGGAGGCTTTTAATAAGGTGTTCGGCTGCGTTCATTTAGTTGTATATTATTCCTGATAAACCGCCTTGCTTCTCACATGAAAAACAAGGGCTGTTACTTATGCTTGATATATTGAAGTCCATTTTCTTTACCTCATCTTCTATTTTCTTTGTAAGGCTTTTAAAATCTTTGTCGCCTCCTTCTAATGAAAGAAATGAGCTTTTCATAATTTTATCTTTATTAGTAGATGTACGCGTGCTATTGATAGCCTCGTGAGCCATATCTGCCTCCATCTGCATGATGATAAGCTGCGTAAATATATCCTTATTTCGTGTAATAGTATCGGTAATGTCGCACCTAATATCAATCTTTACATTTAAACCCCAGTTCTGTAGGTTTACGTTGTTCTCATTGTCAGTATCCCACATTTCAAGCGGTGTTACTGGAATGTTTGCAGCATCTACGTAAAAGGGTTGCGCGGTCATATATCGAGTATACGAGTTGTAATATTGACGGCTCTTATTCCCACCGCTGCAAGTACCACAAGGTAAGTTATTACCGTTAGTATCAAGGCTGTATTTTATTGCATTACCTACTAAATCATCTTCATAATAAACCAACTTATATTCCCCTGCAAAATTATAATCACCTTCATATGTCATACGCTCTTGGAAGTCATACCATTGAAACCTATTAGCAGTGTTACCACTTACTGCAAGCGTCCCTATTGGCTGATCTTGTGAAGTATGATATAGATATAGATTAAGACTTTCCACTGCTGTAAATTGTACCCCTACTTTTTGGAGTAACATCATTAACCCCTCTTTATCCATAACCTCAAACGAAAAGCCAACGATCCTACCAGACTTAGACTCAATATCATTCGAACTACCTTTTGAATCGAATAAATGAACCGTATCTAATAGTGACTTGGTTTGTGTATGAAGTTGTTTTAGGCTTACAATCTTATTAGCAACATTTACAAGGCTGTTTTTCGTCTTGTCTTCAAGCCACTTACTGAAATTGTGTTGCCAGTTGGTTAAATCTGTACTTGGTGTATTGCCTAAATTGCCATTAGTTAGAGACGTATAAATATCATCTTCATAAACAATTATATCACCTATGCTATAACTTGTAGCCACATCATAATCAGCATAACCAAGGTTTTTATACTCTGGTGCTATTGCTTGTAAGTTCTCAAGCTCCAAATTGTTAGACATAGAATTAAAATAAAGGAGTGATGTAGAATCTAACACCGTACCATTTATTTTAGGGTCTGTTGGTCGGCTTCCTTTTTGCCATCCAATATAACCGTACATATTACTTATAAACCTCTGTATGTCTATCATAGGGAAAATTAAGAGGGCTTTTTACACCCTCGTTAATTGATTAGTTGTTTATGCTTCTATTTCTAGTTTCAACCATGGAGAGTATCTAGCTGCTGTATCCGAATTGTATTTAGATATGAAAGAGAACTTTCCTTCATACTGATACGATTCTAGCTTATCAGCGTTAATACACTTACTATGGAATTGAGCACTTAATTCCATTCCTGTCAGGGGATCTTGCACTATTGCCCACTCTGTACCGTCTCCTGCGGTATCAAATCGCTTTGCGGTTGGTTTATTAGTATTAAACAACCCAAACGAATCAGGCATTATCACCATAGCAGCCTGCCCACTTGTTGCCTCTCCTAATGGTAAACCTTTCTCCATTTGGAAATTAAAGGGCCCAAATTGGTAACCTGTATTTGTATCATTACCAGCTCCTTGGTTTAACAAATCTACCACCTCGGTAAAGTGTGGAGTAGTACATAGTACATCCCAATTAGATGTTATTGTGTCCATGTTCATTTCTCTCATCACCCCTTGAAGGTTGTTGTATATTCTTGGAATGCCAGTGTTAGGTATCAAGAACGCATCACCTGCAACGTTATCTTGCCAATAGGCAGTTTGTAAAGCTGGTGGAAAGTACGTGTTTGCAACCCCTTCTACTTGAGTAGTTACATATGTATTAAGTATTTCAGCCAAGCCTCTAGACCCACTTTCGTACTTTGTTTTAAACTCTGCTCCGTAACCTACTGCGTTTACATCTGAATCCATCGGAGCCATTGTAAACTCAAAGTTATAGGCTACTGACGTAATAGTCCCTATTGCCGTATCTATGGCTGTTACTGACGCCTCACATGTAGATAGTTTTGCTGCATTTACAGTTGTTACAAGCTCATCAATCAACGGATAGTTAATATCTCTTGAATCATCCCACCCTTTATCAATGTATTCTTGCAGTACATCTTGAGACACTACACCTCCATTATTGCCGTACTTAAGTGCCAGTGCTAAATATGGATATAAATCAGGTCTATTTTCTAGGCTGTCATTATTACCTCCTTTGTATGTTCCTAGATAATCCTCTAGGTTAGTTAATGCTTTACTCATGATTTTTGTTTTTTAAATGTTAATTATTAGTTGAGTAATGCGCCTTTTGCATTATTGTAATTTGTGAGTCGCTGCTAATTCTCTGTATAATGGCTGAAGAGTTGACCACTCGACTCCTTTTGCCGCGCTGAATTTCTTCATGTTAATACATAGTTGAGATTTAGTAGTCTCACCTTGATAAATATATGTACTTGAATTGTTGTTACTCTCGTATTTGGCTTCACCTGTTCCTGTTCCTGATGGTGGTGTATGCGTGTCAAGAATGAAATAAAGCTTTTCTTTAAGAATGTCCTTTGCTGTCTTGTAATTCCCTTGTGAATCTCTTAACGCATCACCATCAGCACTCAAGAATACATTTACACCGTTACGGTCCTGCGTTGGCATTCCCTTAACTTGACTTATTGCGAACGCTTGCGCGCTTTCTACGTCCTCAGGTTTCACACCGTCTTTGTATTTCAAACCCTCTAAACCTCCTCTGATAGCCTCGGTTTGTTGTTGCTCTTTATACTTAGACTCAAACTCTGATGCCTGTTTAGCATACTTTTCTTGCTCATCTTTTAAAAGCTTTCTAGTTTCGTTTAATTCCTGATTAGCTATTTTAAGCTTATCTGGATCTTCTGACTTTTGGGCTTTCTCTTGATTTGCAATCTTGTTTTCTAGGTTTGTGATGGTGGCGGTCATCCTATCGATGTGCTGAAAAGCTTGCTGTGAATATTTCACTTCCTCTCCTTGCTCATTCTTAAGAATCTCTAAACCTCTTTTACCTAGATCTTCATGCACGCTGCTAACAGCTTTCTTGGTGTTCTCGCTAAACAAGGCTTTTTTGCTGTCCTCATTTAACACATCGTAGCCTTTCTCTTTAAGTATTCCCTTTACAGCCTCAATATTTGCTGATGCATTATCACCTTCAAAGATACCTTTTATCTCGTTAGCTTCCATTTTAGAAATTTAGTTTTTCAATTATTAATTCTTTCATTTTTGCACCGCTTAACCCTTCGAACTCATGAAGCTGGAAATGCCCTTGACAATAATCAAGTAGTACATCATTCTTAGCCTGTGATACTTGGCTTTTGCTGGTAAACTCAAACTCTTTAGGCTTCTCAATTATTGGAGAATCTTCGCCCTCACTTTCAAATGATAACGTAGGATTGAATAACATCTCTACACCTTCACCCCCGTCTTTTTTAGACAAGTTTTTATGCCACATTGTATTTCCTACATCTCTAACCACTATATCACCTCTTTTGATTACCTTAGGGACAAACAACAAATCATAATCTGTAGGCGTGTACAGTCTAATTTGTTTGTCTTCTGTGTGTATTGTTCGATCACCTGTTTTAACAACCTTATGACGATATAAAGCCATGTGATACATCTTTGTATTATCAGTTGTCCTTTTCTTGAGCTCAAAAGAATAGCCCTCGGCTTTCCCTTGCTTCGTATTCCCGTGAATAACCTTTTTACTCATCGTTATTATTGTTTAAATTATTATTTGGTTGCAATTCTGGTTGTACTTCTGGCTCATCTCCTTTCATTTCCTCGGTCATCTCCTTAAGCCATTCTATTAGTTTGTCTTTTATCTTTTTAAGCTTCAAATGTTCTGATTCATTAGCACTGTCAAATAGTGCGATGCTCATGAACTCACTTTCAAAGCGTCCTTTTAGTTGCGAGAAGTATTTGTAGTAATCCCATTCTAAAGAGGTAATCATACTCTTCTCTTTTAATGCTGCGATCTGATCAAAGCTCTTCCCTACAAATGGCTCTAATTTAATCCATTGCTTAGCCTCGGCTTTCCCTTTCTCATCGCTTCTGTATTCTGAGTCGATAATCCTATCAAGGTCATTTAATGAGACTGTCGCAGGTAGTCCTTTCTGTACCGAGTCAACATAATTATCTTTAAGTTCACCCATCGTTTCAAGGTGAAATTTACGACCGCTATCAATGTTAGCACTAACAAACTTCTCACCGTACATCATCTTAGCAGTACCCTCAACTATCCAAGTGGTGATTATATCTAAGTTCTTAACCACTTTTAAAAGCTTAGCCTCCCTAGATTCAGTGCCTAGTAAAACCTGCTTTTCATTCTTCGCTTGGTTGTTGTCGCTGATGTCATCACCAATTGAGGCGGTGATAATCCTTGACTCTCTTCTGTCTAGTTCAGCATTAAGATGCTCTAAAACCTTTGGATCTATTGTTACCCATCCAGCGGGTTCTGTGATTTGTGAAACATCCTCTGTAGGTGGGTCTACTAACAATGTACCCCCTACGAATTTAACCGCGTTACCTCCTTTACATCCTGGACATACAGTAGGGCTTGCAGGGTCTCCCGTTAAACCTCCATTCTTATCTACTAAAAAACCACTACCACATTTATCACCATTATCAGGATTATTATAATCACACTTAGCGCGTACCTGCCACCCTTTAGGGAAAGCGTTGGTAAGGTCGTTGTGATCTTTGCCATTATAAAAGTAATCGTAAGAATCTAAAGAGGCTAACTTTCTGCTTATAGCGGTTTCTTTAGTAAACTCATCGTCGAATTTAGATGTCCAGAATTGGCGAATGGGTACAAAGTCTAACTCATGAAAAGACTCATTTAAAACTACCCCTAACTCTACACCTGTAACCTGATCGTATTCTGATTCTGTTTGATCATCTTTGTAATCGAATAAAATATACTTCTCAGCATCTACCCAAATATAGCCATATCCTTTCTTTTCGAATAAGGCATAAATCAAACCGCCTTTACCATCTGGCTGGTAGTCAATAGCATCCCAAATAGAAACTTCTTCGTGATAGGCCTTACCCTCCTCCGTGGTATCAAGGTATACAAGGTTACAAGTCCTTTGCCTGTACATTTCCCATCCTACAGTAGATAACCACCCTTTTAATTCCTTGTAGTAAAGAGAATAGTCCTCTTTGTCTTGTGGGTTGGTTATCTCAATATCATCTATACGATCAGGAGTCTTAAAGACCCTAAACTGATCATCGTAGATTGTGTCTGTGATAGGTAGCGTACATTGTGGAAATTGATAATAGTTCTCATACTTGGCATACTGCCTAGGATCAAGATCACTTTCCACATACTCAAAATGCTTACGAATAGATGAATTGTAGCGAACCCCCTCAGCGCGGTTTAGATATGGGTTAGAGTGACGTAGTAACTTGTCTTGATATTCCCTAGCCCTCTGTATCTGATCCTTGTGTGGTGGATTTGCTGCTATTTCCCTTATTTGACTTTCGTTTAATAAGTTGGCCATTATTTAGGGTATATTTATCATCATTCAATTTGTAACCTTGTGGATCTCTTAAGTTGTTTGGACTAGAAAGAATCCTTTGAGCGAGAACTATCCCTATTGAATAGTCCACGCCTCTAAGACTTAGTTTTACCTTATCCTCAGCCATATCTTAAGTATTGCTTACAGATAATGGATTGAAGTTCACAGACTCTTGAGCCATTGAACTGTACCAATCAGACGCCATGTTAAATGTTATGTTAGTGTTGTTTGTTTCTGTCTTACCACCCAATGAAGGAGACCCACAGAAAAACGAATCAATACTAATTCCATCGAATGAAACACCAGCATCTACAATACCCGTTGCTGAATTGCTTGTCAAGAAAACCACGCTTAAATCATCCTTACACTCAAGAGCTTTGATTGTATCAATCATTCCAATAGGCAAATCTCTTACCATGCAAGTAGCAATTTGAGTAGTTTCAGAAAGATTTATTTGTTTTCCCTCTGGTGTATCGTTGGTGTCAGGTGCTACATTAATAGACTCCGAACCATTGATTAAGAAGGATGAAACGTTTTGCAACACCTGTATTTTTGTGACGTCTGCTGCTGCTTCTCTTGTTGTCCAAGCTGCTAGTTCTTGAATGTCTGTTGCTGGTACTGTTCCGTCTGTCCAAGTTTGCCCCTTGATCATGAACATTAAGCCCGATACTTGCCGTAGAGTAAAACCGCATGATTGCTCACCTAAAGCTCCGATTATTCCATCATCTGGACATGCACATACTGGATTAGCCATATTTCAATATTTTTATATAATTAATAACACATTTTCCCAAATATGCAAAAAATATTTAATTAATATGTAGTAATTCCCGCTTTTTTTGGTTTCCTCGTTTCTTTTACATTAAACCATTCACGCATATTGATAGTATCAAAATAATCAGGTGACCGCCCAATTATATCCTTCATTTCCTTTTTTGGAGTTATTCTTTGCTTATTGTCGTCGTCGAAACCTGCGTCTTTTACTACTTCTAATTCCTCTGTAATAATGTCTTGATCTGCTGTAGAACATTCTATGTAGTATTTGTTTTCTTCGTATTGTTGAGCGAGAGAAAAAGCACATTGTGATTTTAGGTTGTTAAAGTTTTGTTTGTTTGATTTCCTGTCTATTTGCCTACTATTAGCAATAAACCCCTTGCATTTAAGTATGTCGACTACCCCACCTCCTACACCATCTTCATCACATATTACATTTGACAGAGGTATCCTTTCTTTTCTCATAAGCCCTTTGATAATGTCTGCAAGTTCGGTTATTGAGTTCTTGTCTATCTTAATTATTTTATAACAATGAAACCCACGCCACAACATTATAACGCTTTTATCCTTACCAAATCTAGCTACGTCACATGTTAGGTATGATTTTGCATTTTTCTGTGTTATAAAAGTATTGGAGAAACTGTTTAAAATGTTATCGTATTGAAACAAAGCACTAGGATCATCGTCATATTCCCAATTACCTAACAACAGCCTTTCTTTGGTAGCCTTATCTTTAATCGATTGAAGGTTATCAATGTAATCTTCTCCTACATGCTCATTATCTTGTACAAAAGCCTGAATAAACTTGGTGTGAGAAGGTAAACGTCCTTGCTTCCATTTAACATATATCTCTGAATAAAGCCAGTTTTTCTTAGGGTTACATGTTACTAGAATCTTTGATGTTATACCTAGCTCCTTATTCAAATGCCTACCTATTCGGGTTCTAAGAACATCATACGCACCAAAGTTTATTTCTCCACCTTCTTCAATCCATCCTCCTGTATATTCTAACGAACCAAATCTTTCATACAAAGGATCTGAAGGTTTATATTCTAAATCAAGTAAATCAATATGTGACCCATTATCTAGTTTAATAAAATTGTCTTTACCGTTTAACGAATATTCAGAATACCCTATTAATTGACACAACTTTGACCATGATATAAGTGTTGATTGTCGTATACGCTTTAACTCTTGGCGACCTATAAACCATCTTGTACCTGGGTAAGCTTTACACATAACAAACAGCCAGAAACATCCTAAAAAAGACTTACCCCCTCCAGCGGCCCCGCCGTATGCGATTGTCTTTGTCTCTTTGTCTAGTAAAACCTTAAAGCACTCTTTTTGTTTTGGAGTGCCTTTAATCACCTATAAATCCTTTTAGGGTTTTGTCTAGGTCGAACTCTTTTACTACAATATTCTGCTCCTGATATTGCGTATCTTTCTCCCCTAGTTGCTTGTTTCTCCAAATACACATTGCAGGGTTATAGTCACCAGTTAAACCCCTATCATTGATCTCTCTAATGATCGCTGATGCAATATCTTTTTTAATACTTGCCAATACTTCATACTTGTCACACAACCAAGTAGCTGTACTTTGTCTAACCCCGTTACTTATCCAAGCATCTTGCAGGCTATTGTATTTACCCTTTGCAGCGTTATCATATATTTCATTAAAAATCTTTTCCCACTCTTCTAAATTGTGTTTTTCTGCGTATCTATTTCCTTTCTCTGCTCCCATAACTGCCTTTTAGTTTAGGTTTTTAAATTATTTTACTTCTCTTCTATCACATTCTTTATGTGTCTGTTCATTGAAGCACCTTTTTTCTTCGTAAATATTGAACGTGCAATCAATTTTATCACACGATCTATCAGTCTCCACCATCTCTATCTCTGTCTTATACTCGAAAGGTTCAGGTTTCCTCGTTGATCCATTGCTTTTAAATGATCCCATTTTCAAATCCATCTTAATTAAATCCATCTTCATGTCTTTACCTTATCATTTTACTCAACACATCATCAACACGATTCTTCCAAACAATTTCTTCTTTCGTGAAAAAGTAACTATGATTATACTCATTTATAAGCATTTCTAGCTCTTCAATCTGCTTATCCTGTTCTTCTGTAAGTTCTTTTAGATCTCCAAGCACCTCAAGCATGTTTCCATACTCAACATATTGTTTTAGAGATGTTATTTTTGATAGTGTTTTCATGTCTTTACGTAAATATACAATAAATTCCTAATCTTTGCTTGGTTTTAATAACTAGCGCTAAAATATAATAGCCAAAGGAAAAAAGTTATACTACTCGCAAAAAACCATACTATATTCTTTTCCCACCAATCTATATCAAAACGCTTGCTTTTTACTTCTTCCCTCACCTTTGTAAACTCCCCCAACTCATTCATAAAATTATCAAGATCTCTTTTCTCTTCATATGTTAGATCATCACCATATTCTCTAGACCAGTCCTGACATATTATAGGTTCATATTTCTCAATCCTATGGTTAGTTTCTAGATCATTATTACTAAAATGTACTTCTGGAACTGGTAAAGGGCGATGATTTAGTAGGTATGGACAATTCATGTCAAGTTTAATTTTTGGTTGGTATCTATTAGATTGATGAGTATTGTGTGCCGTTATTATGTTTGATAAATACGGCTCCAAAAATAGATCTAATTCAGGCTGTGCTTTCATTACAATTGTTTTGAATCAATATACTCTCTCATCTCTCTATCGTAGTATTTTACCATAGCCTCTAATAACAGTTGTTTTCTCATATCATGCTTATTTATATCATACTGTGTATAGTCGTGACAGCATTTTATTATATCCTCGTGTTTTGACTTAATTATACACGTGATACTATTCCCCTCTTCTTTAAATCTTACCCCCCATATTGACGGGTCAAAATTGTAATGTTGTTCTTTCATAATCTAATCTTTAACATAATATAAAACCCATCTCGTTCCTCGACGTTGCGCAGGCTGTTTTATACGGATGTTACCAAATAGGCATAACTCCCCTTGTCTGCTCATACGTCCTAAGCTCCCAGTGTGGCCTGTCCCAGCCTTGCTTATCATCAACATCAAGCAGGCCATTATCGTTTAAATCCTTAGCGCCCCAAAAGCCGCCCCAATGGAGAAAGTAAATACTCGTCTGTCCCTCTTCTTTCATTTCCTCCCAGACTTCCAGACCAGCCTCAGCGATCAATAAAAAGGCTTCTGCATTGCTCCAATCTGCTCGACCGTCAAGATATGGCACTAGGTCAATTGCTAAACCTGACTGATGATAGCTCTTTTTGGAATAGCCGTCTAGTGATGTTTTCGGTGGGTTCTCTTTGAATAGCGCGTTTTGCTCCATTGCTGTACGAAGACCCCCACTTTTTAAAACTGTCATGTCTATCCATGAGTGTTTTGTAGATACCTTTTCTAGTGTCCTGTAAGCTAGTGTTTGTAGTATACTGTGTACCGTGGCGATGTTTCGCGCGCTTGCTTTACCAAATTTATTCATGATTTTTATATTAGTTTAATGTTTATCTCGTTGTTGGTTAGTTTGAGTGCTTGCTTAAATCCGTATGATTCTGTTGTCATTCCGACTGTTCTACCTCCTCTTTCTTGAGAAATCCCTGTTTCTTTATACTCCACCAACACCTTATCAATACCTTGCTCCTTAGCAAATAACTCCACAAATGATTGAGGTACTTGTGGTACAGGTATGTAAGATTCATTGAAATCTTGGTCAACACTAATCCGAGTAGTTAGTAGTTTCGGATTAGTAGTTGCTATGATCTTTTTAGAATACTTTAAATCCTCTGGTTCTGGCATGAAATTCCTAATCCCTCGATCATCTCTACTACATATGTCCAAACTCGAATAGTACCAATCACCCTCTTTTATCTCCTCATCTGATAGGATGTAGAGGTGTTGTGATCTATCACGAGGATGTAGGGGTTCGTGGTTTTGAACGCCAAGCCCAACCCTAAGCTTCTCTTCTGTCGGATGCTTAAAGATAGGGCAGTTTTGATCGCTAGTGCCCAACATGACTACATCTTTTTCTTTCCAAATAGTTTTCATAGTTCTATTTTTTTTTAACCTGATTTGTTGTGCAACATCCTGGATTTGCTTAGCTATCAACACAAAGTCTTCCTCAGTGTAAGCCATCGAAGCGCCTTCAATTTCCCTTTGTTTGTTTTCAGCAATCATCCCTTGCGCCGTTATTTCTAGTGCCGAAACCTCGATAGTTTTTATGATTATAAACTCATTCATTTTTCTATTAAGTTAAGTTCTTCTTTAATTATCCTAAGTTTGGGTGCTGAATATACACCACTCGCAGCCATGTTTGAACATGTGAAAGCGTTGGTGCTGAATATACACCAAAACAATGGTCATCACTATTGTAATTGCTTAGATCTTGGTTTTCCTGTAGCCCTTTTACTGAGCAATAGTAATTATGTACAAAACCATCAAACCCTGCTTTTTGCAACATCACTGCAAGCTCATAGCTTACTAACTCTTCTTTTACTTCTTTCATCTTTTCTATTTGCTTAACAAATTGTATACCCCATACTCGTACCTCGTACGTCGCTCAAGCTGGTATACAAGCGGCGTTAGCATTCATTGTCTAAGTATCTCTTTATTTCCCTTTTTTCGTGTCCTTTTACTGACCTCTTAAGTCTTCGGTACATCTTCTTTATTAATTTACGTTGATATTTAGAAGCACATCTATTTATCTTCCACTCACTACTATCGGTGAAATCCCAACTTTTTATTTTACGTTTCAGTAAGTCCATTTTATTAAATTTGTGGTATATGATAAACGAAAAGCTAACACGAGCTAAAACGCAACTCCTTTCAGCCGCAGACGTTTAGCCAGATCGTTCGTTACCTATTAACCCACTTATAAACCTTTCTTACTCCCTCATGCATTACATGCCACGCAAAGAGATACAAGAAAGCATCTAGAGCCTTGTAGTAGTAATGCGCATCATTTCCCCATTGTGTAAGAGGTGAGTAAAATACAATAGAGCCAATCAAGCACACTATCATAAGCATCTTTGTAAGGTGCCAGAGATCAGTAGTCCATACAAGCCACGAAGTAGACCCAAAGAACTTAGGCTGTAAAGTACCTTCCTTATATTTATTCTCCCAAGTCTTATTTTTGTTATACTTATCTTTCAACTTTCCTTCACTGGATAGATCCATTATAGCGTTAAAGAAGGAGGATAGGATTATTAATATTAAACTAATCATTGTTTTTTATGTCTATGTGTGTAATTTCTTCTAGTTCGAATACTAGATTTTTTAACGTTTCTTTCATATTTAAATCACTCCTATACTCTATTTTCCCATATATCGTTATTGTTTTGTTTTCATCCTTCATCTCATAAATTACAGTATATTTAAAGAGGTTTTTAAACGTAAAAATGTGGTTTGAGTATTTCACGAAGAAGTTTCTATTTGGGATGCTATCCTTTTTAAGTTCTTCTAGATTCATTATTTTTTGTTAAGTTGTTGTAAACTGTGAATGCTAGGTATGATACAGGCAAGAATAACCAAGTCCAGTGAATATCATTTCTGATCATCTCTCCTATTGTAACGGCTATTAGTCCTAATGCTAATAGCCATGCTTTTTCAAAGAATCTGTAAATCTTTTTTAATACTTTCATTCTGTTATTAGTCTTATGTTGTTGCGCTTAATCATCTTCCTTAATATATCTTGTGGTATGTCAAGATTAAAAGAATCTCCATCCTCAGGATGTTTATACATGGCCTTAAATTTAATGCTCTTATCATTGTAGCTTTTCACCTCTAAGATATACTGCTCTCTGTATTGGGTGTTGTACTCGTATTTATCTCCTTGTGTCATAGTGCTTTATTCTTCTAATGATGCTAATGTATTTACTGGTCTTCTTCTGTAATTATGCATTTTATCACTGGTATTTAAAAAACCCTTAACGACAGGCCAAAGGCTTACACCTATACTCATTCCACTACTAGCAAAATCAGTCCCTATGCCCCAGTTTGGAGTAATACAAATTTCAGAAAACTCTTTACCCCACCATGTTCTAAAGGTTATTAATGTATAATCCTCTCTTACCGTCTCTTGCAATCGCTCTATTTGTACAATTTTCATAGTGTTATTAATTAGTGTCTTACTTACTATAACGTAAACATAATACAAATGTTACGTACATGCAATTATTATTTGTCTTTTCTTTTATCCCTTCGATCTCTTCTAGCTTCAATCCTATCTGTTTTGATCTGCTGTTTTAGTTTTATCTCTTCAATTTCTATAGCTGCTTTTGCTTTGTTGGCGTTAATCTTCTCGTTTTTACGTGAGTTGTAATAGAATCCACACGGAGTAGCAAAAGCTGTACCTGTAGCCCCTAGGAGGTATAATATAATTGAATCAGTAGAAAGCATTTGGTTGCCTGTTTCTGCTATGCCTACTTTACTAATCAAAATCGTAGCTATTGCAAACGCCCAAATTACACTCATGGCAAACAAAATAAATGTACCTGCTAATATTAGAGGTCTAATAAGGTGAGGTAGTTTAAAAGGGCTGGTAAGATCTAACCTATGCCGTCTATCTTGCTTTGATTCTGTGTTCTGGTCTATCTGATTGCCTACTGTGTTCATGAGCTTATCAGCTCCGTCTATTGCTTTATCTAAATTCATGCTATTTATGTTTGTATGCGTTATAACCTGTTTCGATCTTCCATAATTCAAAGTTCTTAAACTCGCTATATGGTTTTGGCTTGCCTCTTACAGCACTAATATACTCACAGTATCCTTTATATGCTCGTTTTGTTATCCATAGCCTCTTTACATATTCCTTGATAGGGGCATATATTGCACTCCAGTTTATTACTGTTACTATCATCTTATTGTTGTTTAGTTTTATAGTGTTCACATAGTTTTCTAAAGTCTGTTTTAATATCTTCCCTGTCAGGGCCATACTTGCCAAGTATTTGATAAACCTCGTTAATCATGAGCGTGTAATCGTGACTCATCTTGTTGTTTATTATATCCGATATTTCCTTACTTGCAGATTGTGCGTTTGTGCTTGCTATTATGCGTTGTATGTCTGTTGCTTTCATCTTATTGTTGTTTAGTTAATTGCTTCGTCTTAGTTTCGTTCTGTTTAAACACATTAATCCCTTAGTAAAAAAATTAATGTGTTTCGATAATTGCTTACGCCTTGAGCTACGCCCTTTATCAAACATCTGTACTACAAGATAACAACAATGTACAGACTTAGAGGTTTTGGATGCTCACTGCGTTACCTTGCATCCCCTTCCAGCCATCCTCTTTGCATTTGGCCTGCCCCTGTCTCCTTGAGCCTACTTCTTACAACGGAGAGTTTCTCGCCCCTTGATCATAAGAAGCCTAACTATATGCTAGGTTTCGGTAAGTATTTTAATTCCCGTACTAAAGAATATCAAATAAGACCATCTCCCCAATATCGAGAAGATGGTTTCCTATAGTAGTGGTATAGGGTTTACTCCGTATTACCAGCGATAACGTACCGCATTGAATAGCCATTTTGGCTAAGTCTTTAATTTGTGAGTTGAGTTTTTTAAGGTATAGACCAAAAAAAACCCTAACACTGTAGAGGAGTATTAGGGTTTGGTAATTTCGGTGACTAATTTCAATGAGCCTCTACTCACATTCAAATTAATCACCTGTACAAATATACGAATAGTTTTTACATTTGGTTATATTTCTATCGATTTTATTACCTTATCTACTTCTTTCTGAATATCTCCAGCTAAATTCATCACTAAAGAATACCCAAAATCAAGAGCTTCTTTATAAGTTTTATAACCGTAAATATCATATCCAAAAAACTCTGTTGATGATTCTAGGTCATAAATTTGAATATAAAACAACTCATTACGACATTGATAATTAATCGATAAAAACATTCCATAAACGTCGATTAACTCTTGTATTTCATCTTCCATAATTATTCATCTATTTTACTTATTCTACTATTTTTACAACTACAATATTAAAATAATTATCCTCGCTATCACTCCATAATTTGTCCCACAACTTACCGAAGAACCCTTTCTCAACAACAGTAATACAATAATTATTCATTGCGTCTTGTTGTTCTTTTGTTATCTGTCCCTCTTTAACCATCGCTTCTAAAAAGATTTCTTTTACTTGATTGCTAGATACGGTAAAATCCGTAGATATCATTGTGTATGCTTTCATGTCTTATTGTTTTGTTTTTTTACTTTGTCTTGATAATACTCTATAGCAATATTACAGAACGTTTTGGTATAAGATTCTATTACCTCTTTGTCTTCTGTCTGTAATAAATATGCTACCATTAACCTCATCTGCTTCTTTAACTTCATGCCTCATCTTCAATAAAATCAAAAACCTCTTCTGTTAATTCGCCCTCAAACCAGTCAATGTTATCAATAGCCCAATGGATATAGTCAACATCTTCTAGTATTATCTCTTCTATTGTCACCCCTTTATATTTGCCTACAGGCATTTCATCCATTAATCCTAGCATATTATTGTCGTTTTGTTTCCCATTCGTCCCATCTTTCTTTTAATTGCCCCCAAATAAACCCTGCCATGAACCAGTAGGCACTAAGGGATATTATCATTAATGTATATTCATCCATAATCCTATTTTAGTTAGAGCACCCAAGCCGTCTATGTGGGTGCGTGTGTTATTCTATTAATCCTTTGTAAAATCTTTCTATAAACATGTGTCTGGTAAACATTGTGTTTACACAACGACTAATGTAAGAATATGATCTATAGTTATATCCTGAGAACAATATTGATGCTAGCAACCTAAACGGCACGCTATACTCTTTATGTAGGTAATGTATGATTAAAAACCTAGCATATCGAATATGTATATACTTCAAAGTGTTGACTGAATGGTTTCTATGTGATTTTAGATCCTCCCAATAAGTGCCGAAATACGTCATGATATCTTCTACCTTTTGCCATGTCTCATCTGTTATATGCTCTCTTAAATGTAAGTATAGATCGCTGTGTTTCATGACAATTTTAGCAGTTTCTCTTGTGTCTCTTCCTTCAAATCCATTGCTTTAGAAAGCATTTGGGTTGCCTTGCTTTGATCTTTTTTAAGCTGTAATAGATCGGCCTGTAGTTGTGATGTTTCCGCGTGTGTTAGCTGGTCAGCGTTAGAAAACATTTTCATTTTCTCTTTAATGTCTGATTGTATTTTGTCGACCAGCTCCGTACGTTCTTGTACTCTACCCGTCCAGTGTTCAAGCTTGTTTTTCAGCTCTGTTCGTCTCTTTTTTGTTTCTGCGTAGTTCATATTATTTCTTAAAATAGTTGTCTAAAATGTCTTTTGATTCCTCAAATCCTATTGCAAATTCTGCTTTGTATCCGTTTTTACGATGTGCTTGGATGGTTTTATGTTGGCGTTCTAAATGTTCGTTAGACCTCATGGAACCATCCTTTTTAAAGATCTTTACACCATCTTTTTTAAGCTCAATAAACAACCCATGAAACCCACCTCTAGCATACGGAAAGAATAAATCTAAAGTGCCTTTTCTACCTCCTATAACTAAATATAACCACCTGACAAATGTTGTTTTCTTGCCCTCAGTATTACATGGAATTGCAATTGCTTGGTGCTGCATTTCAGCGTAATTTACTACAGCATTTTGTAGTAAGTCCTCTTTTCCCAACTTTTTAAAGAAGGGGTTGAATTTATTTACTATGTACATCGTTTAGTTTTTTTACATCCTCAAACTTAACCCAATCCCCATCTATATCTTCATCAATGGAAATCTCACCATGTCCATGACTCTCAGAAACAGATAAATCCCATCTAGGCATATTATCTAATCTTTCAATAGATTTAATAAATTGATCAGCTCTTTTATAAGTTCCGTACCTTCGTTTTAAAGAGTTTTCTATAAAGTCTTGAAGACAATTCATATCGTCTCTTGTAATTTCAGCCTTAAATAGATTACCATTAAATACTATATCTACTATCTGTTTTGCGTCTTCTTTAAATGTTTTGTCATTCATCGTTTTATCTGTTTAAAAGTCTTTTTCATCCATTCTGCTGCATAATCCATACAGGTTTTCTATTAACTCATAATAATCATCTGAGGAATCTAAAAACACTGACACAGTTTTATCAATATACCCCTTTGCGTATCCGTGGTTTAGCATACTCATTATCACATTAAAATCATCTTCTGTAATTGTAGACTCTTCGTAAAACCTTATTAATAGGTTTATAAAATCTTTCTTATTCATTTTTTTACCTGTTTAACAGCTCCCTTTCATCTCTCTCTATAGCCTTGTAATGCTGCATTTCAGCGTAATTTACTACATTGTTTTGTAGTATATCCTCTTTTTTTAGAAACCTATAAAATGGTTTAAATTTATTTACTATGTACATATTACAAGTATTCAGTGTATTTCATTTTCTTTACTTCCTCTTTGTATTTCTTCTCTTTTTCAATATATTCTTTTAAATACTTTTTAGCTTCTTCTATTGTACCAAAAATACGATAACACCAGTAATAGGGTTCTCTGTGTGTGTTCCATGTAAATGGTACATCTCTCCATGACCTATCTTGAACAATATACCCTTCGTTTTTATAATTAGTAATTCTATATCTTGCCATCTTTTTATCTGTTTAAATCTCTCTTTCTTCTCGCTCCATAGCCTTGTAATGCTCCATCCTAGCGTTATAATACTGCTCTTCTGTTAATTCTGTAAGCCCTAAACCCTTCTTTGTCTTCCAAGTTGCCCAAATAGCACCCCTTAACTGTTGGCTCTTACTCTTGCCTTCTGGCTTGATACCAGCGTTGTCTATGGCTTTGGCCTCCTCTTCGTTTAATATCCCGTTAGGCTTGAAGTATAGCGCTCCTCCCTGCTTTCTGGCTTCGTCTAGCTCTGTTAGCTGCTTAGAGCTTTGCTCTGTGTCGGTTATGAAGGTAATTGCTACTGAATCATCTGCGCGCCTACTGGCTTTATGTAGCGTAACCCGTCTTACTATCGCCTTCAATTTACATCCTCGTTTACATGCTGTATTAAATTACACTCAGTGAGATTATACATAGAATCTATAATAGGTATAAAATATACAAAGGGTCTCTTTAATATTTTATGTGCGTGAATCTCGCAAAACCCTAAGTCTTGCAGGTCAAAGAATACATCTCTTAAATCATAACTGTAGGAGTGATCTTCCATAAAGTTAAGAAGGTCAAAACCACCTCCTCTATCATATGTTTCATCAACTATTGATTGCCATAATTCGAACCCCATTCTATCCATAGAATCCCATAAATGTTTACAAGCTGGATAGTCAGTTGTTGAAAACTTACGGTGAAGCTCGTTTATTGTAGTTGTTTTTTTGTACATTTGTACCATAGTTTTATTACTTTGTTTAAAGTGTCTTATTAATGAAGCCTAGGTTTTCATCTTCCTAGGCTTTTTTTATATCCTTTTTTATAGATTCCCAAATAACCTCACTCCTATCTATTGACTCAACAACCTCATCATAGTTATCTTGTGCAATCGCTTGTTGAAGGTTTAACAGGGTTTCTCTGAGTGCCTCCCAAATAGGAGCGCTTTCCTCTGAGCTTGTCAGCATGCCCATTGCTATTCTGCAATTCTCTTTGTTTTCGATTAAGTATTCAAATGCTTTACTCTGTGTCATAACTCTATTTTTTCTATACAATACATCCCGTCACCAAGATCCTCTACATAGTCCAATTTAGCAAGAACTATCTTAACATCACCCTCCCCTGTGTTAATAAAGTGTCCTTTAGGGTGTTTCCTCCTTAGGTTGGGGTAAACTATTTCTGCTATTCCGTACGCGCTAAAAGGTATGTGTAGCGGTAGGGCTTGTTCTACTTTCTCTTCTATTGTCATTTTCTTATTTTTAAATAAAGGCATTAAAACGCCTGATAACATTCCATAATGCGCATTAAAACGCGCTTTATTTCAATGTTATAAACAATTAGTTTGTCCAAATCTTATTACAATTCAAACATTCATTATCCTCCCATTTAGGGTCTTGTTTTATTCTTCTGCTTCTACATACAGGACAAACCAACTGCTCACCCTTCGGGTTTATAACAATACCTAAATTTAATTTCTTCGCTTTGCTCATAAACATAATTTTAGCTTAAACGTTAGCATTAATACTAGCAAGGGTTATCACATTTACTACACACCCATTCTTCAATAGTGTTTCCGCAATTTTTACAAGTCTTATCCATTACAATCAACCTTTCCATTGGCGTTAATTTGTCAAACAATTCAATACATTTATCTAATGTGCTATTGCTAACAATATGTTTAGGTAATTGGGTTTTATCTGTATTTTGTTCCATCGTGTTTCAATTTTAAGTTGTCAATATTTGGTAGGGTAGTGTTTCAATTCCCAACTACCCAAACACTCAATATTATACCTCCACGTAATCAAACGGGTTCATTCTTATTTCCCCATTCTCCCCTATAATAGTCCACTTGTAATAGTTAAGCGATATTATAGGCTTATGCTGGTCTTCTGTGTAGAAAAGATAGTGACGGGTGTCGTTGCAAATCACCCAGAACTTAGCCTCTATGAAAAACATATTCTTATAGTCACTACCCTCTATAATGATATACTCGTTCAATCCCAAGGCATTTTTTCATCTTCTGGAACTGGTGAATCATGATTTTGTACACTATCCATAGCCTCAATTTTCCAAGCATCAAGATTTGTAAAATAAGACGTTGTACCGTCTTTTTCCCACTTGTTGCCTCTTACATTGAAATTGATCTTTATATTATCACCTTGATTAAAATTATCAAGTATATCACATCTATCTTGTGTTAGTTGAAATTTTGGGGTGTTTTCGTAAATAGTACCGTTGTTGTTTTCCTCTGTGTATAAAACAAACTCTCTTTTTCTAAACCGATCACTTACAGCTTGTGTATCGTATTTTACTAGTAGTTTTCCCTCTATTGTATGTGACATAATTATTTTATTAGTTTTTCTAGTTCTTGTCTTTTGTATTGGCTCAACTCATAAGATGCTAAAACATTTTTAATCTGTTTTTTAGTACCTTTTAATGCTGATTGATATTGTTTATCTGAAAGAATGGGTTTTGCGGGTTGCTTTGGTTCTGATCTAGAAGCTTTATTTCCATCATCATCCTCAGCCTGTAAAGCAAGCAAAGAAGCAAGCGTATACCTCCTATAATATGTGATTGCAGAACCTAGTTTTTGAGGGTCTGATATTTGAGGTAAATCTATAGAGCTTTCTGTAAAGTCAATTTTTTCGCTACCTACATCATGAATTATACTATAAACCCTACCGTTTGATATTGGTTGTGTTAGTAATAACCCGTGTTTTTCTAGTAATGGCTGTACATGCTCAATCAATGCGTTTATATCAAAGTACTTAGACTTGAAGAACGGGTTAGTTGTGCTCTTGCTTATCGTGCCTATCTCTTTTTGTAGTTCAAATAGTTTCTTGTAAATACTCATCTTATTACGGTTATAGTGTTGTTTACTTCTTCATGCATCGTTAGAAAGGTTCTAAGCTCACCAACATACGAACCCTCTAGATATACTCCAAATGGGTCTATTCCTATAGGCGTAGCGTGTCCATACTCGACATTATATATTGTATCCGAGTTAGTCAGTAATTCGACTATATGTATCTTGTCCCCTGATTTAATATCGGAAACTTTAATATCTGTCTGTAATTTCATCTTACTGTTATTTTGATTATCTTGTTTTGCTTGAGCACCTCAATCTCTTTATTCTTCCACGTGCTATCATTGTTTAATTTTGCGGTCAAAGATGGCCTACTAATACTTAGTATCTCTTGTAGTTTTTGTTTCTGGATACCGTTGTCTGTTAGCCATTTATTGACCCTTACCGTTATCTCTTGATTTAGGTCCATTTACATCTGTTCATTTTTTGTATGCTTCAAATATATGATAAGAAACGTTACCATCAAAGTAAAGGTTGCAAAAACTTTCAAGTAAAATTAATTTACCAAAAAAGTAAAATAATGTTAGTCTTTTAATTTTAAAGCGCGTATAATTGCAATGTAGACTTAAACAAATAAAGATGAAAAAGAAGAAAATAAAAAAACTGAAGGAATATGTTGACGAACACTTTTACAAGCCTATTGAAGATCTAAAAAAGCGAGTAGAAGCATTCGAACTACTTAAGCAGGTTAAAGAAGCAAATGAAGCAATCACCCCACAACCTCACAGCGGACTAGACCTAGATACGGTTATAGATTGGCCTAAGAGAGAGGTGATTCTAAACACTTACCTAACAGAAACACAACAAGAACTATGGCCAGCTTTTGAGGCTTTATGTGAGTTGGTGGAGATTTATAGGAAGATAGACCTACCAGAACAAGCAAAGCCACTACTATGATAGATAATAAATACTTCTGGACTATAACAATAACAGCGGTTATATTAACCGCACTTTACGAACTATTAAAATACTTGACAGCATGAAGGAATATTACGAACTATTAAAATCAAAAAGACACTCTATAGGTAACGCTGGTTTTGAGGCTAATTATATCCCTGATATTGCTTTTGATTTCCAAGCTGAGATAATAAAAAGAGCTACTTTAAAAGGTCGTATGGCTGTTTTCGCTGATACTGGACTAGGAAAGACATTGATACAAATTTCATTAGCTCAGAACATTGTAAACCACACAAAAGGAAAGGTTTTGATATTAACCCCTCTTGCCGTTGCGTTTCAGTTTATCCTAGAAGCTGAAAAACTAGGTATTGATGATGTTGAATATTCAAAACATGGTTCTCATACAAAAAGTATTGTAATATGTAACTATGAACGCTTACACTACTTTGATAAATCAGATTTTGAAGGTGTGATATTAGATGAGTCAAGCATTCTTAAAAACTTTAACGGCAAAATTAAAACTCAAGTTACATCTTTTGTAAAGAAAGTTCCTTATAGATTTCTGTCAACTGCGACCCCCAGCCCTAACGATTTTATTGAATTGGGGACAAGCTCGGAGGTTCTTGGACATATGGGTTATATGGATATGTTAGCCACTTTTTTTAAAAATAACCAAAATGATACAGGAGGAAGAAATAATATAGGTAATAAATTTTATCTAAAACCACATGCTGAAAACGATTTTTTCTCATGGGTTAATCAGTGGGCAATAATGGTTAAAATGCCTAGTGACTTAGGTTTTTCAGATGAAAAATATGTATTACCTGAATTAACTATAAATACTCATACAATAAAAAATCAATCTTTAATTAGTGTTGATGGTCAGGTACAGATGTTTACCCCTATAGCAAAAACAATGACAGAGGTTAGGCATGAGCAAAAACAGACAGAACAACAACGATGTGAAAAAGCTGTAGAGCTGGCTCATGACAAAACCTCTGTGTATTGGTGTAATACAAATAAAGAAAGTGAAATATTGAAAGAACTTGACCCAGAAGCAGTAGAGATAATAGGTTCTTTATCTATAGAGAAAAAAGAGCAAATATTGTTAGATTTTGCAAATGGTAAAATAAAGAGAATTATTACCAAGGCTAAAATGACAGGGATGGGGTTAAACTGGCAACACTGTAATCACTGTGTGTTCTTTCCTACTTGGAGTTATGAACAAATGTATCAAGCTTATAGGAGGTTTTGGAGATTTGGACAAAAGAATGAGGTAACTGTTGATCTTGTTATTTCTGACGGCCAAACTAGAATTATAGAATCACTGAAACAAAAAACAAAAAAAGCGAAAGAACTTTATAAGAATTTGGTTGATAATGTTAACGGATCGTTTAACCAAAAAGTAAAAGAATTTAATAAAAAAGTACAGCTACCTAAATTTATTTAAGATGACTAAAGAACAAATTATAACAAAAGATTATGCTATCTATAATAGTGATGTTATGGAAGTAATAAAAGAGATGCCTAATGAGTCTGTTGATTTATCGGTTTACTCTCCACCCTTTGCAAGCCTTTATACTTATTCAAGTTCAGAGCGTGATATGAGCAATGTTTCTAGCAATGAAGAGTTTTATAAGCAATATGAATACTTAGTAAAAGAGCTTTCAAGAGTTACTAAAAATGGTCGTATTAATGCCGTTCATTGTACTGATCTTTTCAAATATAATGGAGCTTTGACTGATTTCCCAGCTGAAATAATCAAACTTTATGAGGCTAACGGCTTTACTTATATGAGTAAAATAACAACTTGGAAAGAACCCTTAAAAGTTAGAATAAAAACAATGGTTCAGTCATTAATGCACAAATTTATAGTAGAAGATTCTACTAAAAATTATCCAGCTATGCCTGACTATATTCTTTTGTTTAAGAAAAAAGGAGAAAATAAAACACCCGTTACTCATGAATTTGGCTTAACTCACTATGCTGGTGCTACCCCTGTTTTACCAGAAACAGTAGGGATTTATAACAGAGCTAACGGAACAAATTTTATTAATGGTGAAGATCTTTGGGAACACATAAACAAGAAGTATAAAGATCATGAAGACCCTAAAACGAATAAACTTAGTCATATGATTTGGCAAAGGTATGCTAGTGCTGTTTGGGATGACATAAGGGTAGAAAACTGTTTAAAATATAAAGAATCAAAAGATGAAGAAGACGAAAAACACGTTACACCGACTCAGCTAGATGTTGTTGATAGAATTATAGATTTATATTCTAATGAAGGCGAAACGGTTTTAACTCCTTTTATGGGGTGTGGTACAGAGGTTTACGGAGCTGTTTCAATGGGGCGTAAGGCAATAGGTGTGGAGCTTAAAGATAGTTACTATAACCAAGCAATAATGAACCTAAAAGGGGTTAATAATAGGTTTACAGAAGTTGCAGAACAAAAAGAATTATTCTAATGAAAAACACAGACCTATACAACCGTATCTACTCAAAATATGGATATGATGCTATGCTTAATAAGTGGATAGAGGAGCTTCTAGAACTTGCAACACTATTGCAGAAATCGAGAAGCAAAGAGATAACATCTGATGACCTTGTTAATGAGGTTTCGGATGTTAGTATTATCATCGAACAAATAGCGTGTATTCATGACATTGAAGGGCGCGTAGTAGATGCCAGAGATAAGATAATAAAACATTTACCTGATAAGCTAGATTTAGATTAAAGGGTCGATAGTTGCCATTGTACCCTATTGTAATAATTAATTTTAACAATTCAAATTAATCCTAAAACCTTGGCAAACTAAAAACAGACGGTTTTACTACTCCCTGTAGGGATGGGAGTAGTTTTTTTAATTATTTTGAAACCTTTTTTGTATAATACTTGTATAACATATATATAACATCTATATTTACATCATAACAAAAAGAAACTATGGAAACTATCATCTTAAACGAAGACAACTGCAAAGAGTACACAGAAGCTGAAATGATCGCAAAAATAGAGGCTCACGATTCTAAAGAAGAAGCTGGTTTTGATTTAGATATTTTATTTTCTGACGATGTGTTTGTTGAAGAAGTAGAGGTTAAAGAATTAACTGCTTTTCAAATCTTAACTTTATCTCTTTTAGAAACTGCGAAAAAAGAGTTTGCATTTTGGGACGCTAAAAGCTACAAAGGTTCTTCAAAAAGTGTTTTTGTTGGTGATGAAGTTGGAGGTTCTTACTACAATGTAGGGAAGATCAACCACAAAAGAAAAATGAACGGCATGAGAGGAGCAGAAGCAGACATTAAACTATACACTAAAGACTTGATAAACTCAGGATATGAATTTTAACATGACCACAAAAAAACAAACAGCCTTCCGTATTTCGGAGGGTTTACTTTTGCGACTAAAGACAGAAGCTAAGAAGCAGAATAGAAGCGTAAACAATTTAATAGAGGTGTTAATTGATAAACACCTACCAAAATGAGCGAATACAGAATAAAATACGACAAAACGATAATGGGATTATTTGAGCGATGTATCAAACTAGGATATAAACCTTATTTCCACATGCCCCACAAAACCCCACGAGGCTACGAGATAGAAACGCTATTGATTTAGAAATTAAAACACTAGATAATTATGGAAGTAAAAATGTTCAAGGCCAAAAAAGACACCCATCGATTCAAGAAGAATCAAAATGTATGGATAGCAGAAGAATACGGAAACCATGCATACGTATTCTTCAAATG